GTGCCCAGCGTGAGCCAGCGCTCATACCGCGGGCCAGCGCTGGACGGCACCTACCAGAGCATCGGTGAGGCCCCGCACTGGCAGGGTGACGGCGAGACGGTCGACGTCGTCGACGACACGCCCCTCGGAGAGGAGCGCACCGAAAACGTCCCCATCCCGACGTCGGACCCTGAGCGTCCCGAGCGCGAGGGCCAGACGACGCTCGACGAGTGGGGGTGGTCGCAGTGAGCGACCACGTCACGGTCGTCCGCGGATATGCGGACCTCGCGAGCGACGGGTCACTGAAGGGCGACGACCCGGACGTCATCGCTCGCGAACTCGGCGCCTGCGGTGGCGACAGCGCCACCGTGGTCGCTTGGTGTCCCGACTGGATCCTCGACGAGAAGGACATCGAGACGGCCGGCCGGAGTCACAACGTCGTCGCCGGGCGGGTCGGGTACGAAACCGAGAAGGCCCTGCTCGTCGCGACCAGCGCCGGCGAGGCGTGGCTCCCGAAGAGCGTCATCCGCGTCTTCGAGACCGCCGACGGCGCTGACCTCGACGTCCCACAGGTGGCGCTGTCGGACTGGGCAGGTGATGCACAGTGACCCGTCGCGAATGCTTCCGCTGCGGCGGGCCCGGCGAGGTCGCCGTCGGAGGGATCTGGGTCTGTGAGAACTGCGACACCACCCTCCTCGAGGGCGATGCCGACGACGACACTCAGGAGACAGCGGTTTCGTATAGCACCCCACAGTTCACGCAGTTCGCGGACGCCGACTTCACGACACCGAATCCAGGCGTCTGGCCGGCTGAACTGCTCGAACGCGAACAGTGGATGGGCCACGTCGAGAAGAAGCCGTTTGCACCGTGGGGCGACCGCGACCACCCCGACGCGGACACCGACGAGGACGCCCGCTGGAAGTGGGGACTGACCGAGAACTACGTCGACGGCGAGACCGTCGCGATGGCCGAGGTCGACCCCCGTCTCGACGGGCGGGCGTTCCTCCAGCAACCCGACGACCCGTTCGCGTACGTGGACGGCGACGACGTCCGCGACCCCGAGACCGGAGACGTCCATCCGGCCTTTGTCGCCATCCTCGAACACTTGGGACTGACCTACACCGACATCTCCCAGTCAGGGGCCGGCGTCCACGCCATCTACCGCGGGGCGCTCCCCGAGGGCGTGAAGCAGGCCAGCTGGCAGCTGGATACCGAGCCGTGGGGCGCGAACGAGGAACCCCCCTCTATCGAGATGTACCCGGGGAAGCGCGTGTGCGTCATGACCGGCGACCACGTCCCCGAGACACCGACCGAGGTTCGCGAGTGGTCCGCCGACGTCCTCGACGTGCTCCTGGAGGCGAACGACGAGGTCGCGACCGCCAGTCGTGAGCGAGCTCGCGAAGACGTCTCGACCGACCGGTCCGACTACGACCTCGCCGAGTACGAGCCGAGCGCGTCGACGTCGACGGAGACCACCGACGACATCCGAGACATCTTCGCTGCGCTCGACCGGCTCGACGCGCGCGACGTCGCCGAGCGGACCATCGTCGCCGCCTGGAACGACAGCGCCTCGACGAGCGACGGCTACCGTGCGTTCGCGCCGACCTGGGGGCCCAACGCCCGCGGGACGGCGAACATCGTCGACGACCGTATCTGGCAGGACACCGGCGACGAGGGGGGCTACGGCGGTCCGGTCGTCATGGCCCTCATCGACGCCGGCGAGATGTCCCACCGAAGCGCGTCCCCACGCGCCGCCCGCGGTCAGCTGTGGTGGCGCGGCATCGAGCGCCTTCGCGAACTCGGGTTCGATGTCCCGCAGTACGAATCCGGCGCGCGAGACGAGGATGGCGAGAACCGCGACGACGACACCCACCCGCTTCTCGACGCCGCCTTCCTGGAGGACGACGACGTCGACGGCCAGCCCACCAGCACGCTCCCGCTGGAGCACTTGGATGCCCTCCCGCACGCCGAACGCCGACGCGCGGCGAAGAAGCGTGGGCTGGAGTGGCCGACTACCCGTGAAGCCCGGGAGAAACTGTTCGCGACGATCTCAAACGCGATGCGACACGAGGACGAGACCGTCGTCGACGCGCCCACATCGCTCGGGAAGTCCCACACCATCGCGACGACCGCCTGGGATAGCCCCCAGTACGAGACCGTGACCGGCGAGCAGCCGGTCGTGCACCTTTCAGCGACTCGGGACGCTCGCGACGAGGCCATCGAAGCCGCCGACGAGGCCGGGGTCAACTACTTCGCGCTGCAGTCCAGGCACGAAGCGTGCCCGGTCGCGGCCGGTGATCACGACCCCCAGCACGTGGCTGAGGCAGCCGACGAGCGAATCGCGATCACCATGCGCGGCACGCCCGCGAGTCGCTGGCTCCAGCAGATGTGTGAGGGCCGCGGCATCGCCTTCTCGGCTGCGCACCGGTTCCTCGAAGAGCACAACGACCAGGGTGCGGAACTGCCCTGCTGTCGGTCGACGTCCACCACGTACGACGAGGACGCCGGTGACTTCGACGACGGAGACTCCGGAGTCTGCCCGGCGATCGCACAGTGGGACCGTCTCCGGTCGAAGCGTGAGAACGGGAATCTCGCGCTGGTCATCGCAACGCACCCGTTCGCCCACGTCCCCTCGCTACGGATGCGGACGAACCTCGTGATCGACGAGGAGCCCGATTTCACCGCGGACCTCGAGAAGGAGCGCATCGAGCGCGCCGTCACTGCCTTCCTCAAGGCGGCCGACGCCCCCGTGACCACCTGGGAGTCGTTCGTCCAGCTGTCGCTGTACGACGGCTGGGGCGACGACGCCGCGGCCGAACGGGAGCAACTGCAGCGCTGTCTGGAGTTCCAGCCCGACCGCGAGTGGTACTTCGAGCACCCCGACGCACATACCCTGGCGCCAGCGCTCGCGAGAGCCATCTTCCACGCCGAGGAGAGAGGCAACGGACGACGCGTCGGGAAAACACCCCATGAACCCCCGCGGCTCGACGCCGGCGTCGCGGACGACGACGCCTGGAATCGTGAGTGGGTGACCGTCACCCTCGACACCGAGAACGCCATCCGGACGGTGCGGACGGCACCGGATATGAGCCAGGCCCGCAGCGTGATCGGCTTGGACGCCCACCCCGCACAGCCCGTCTGGGCGGTCAACACCGTTCCCTACATCGACACCACCGAAGTGCTCGACCCCGAGGCACGTCAGCTGTGGCGGCGGTACGAGCGCGGGCTCCGTGTCGTCCAGGTCGGCGACGCGACCCGGCCGCTCGCGAGCGGCGAGTACTTCAAGCCCGACCAGGTGCGGACGCTCGTCGAGCACCTCCGAGAGACGTACGGCGAGGACTTCCAGACCGGCATCACCACCAGCGCTGTCGAGGAACAGTTCGCGACGATCCTCGACGAGGCCGGGGTCCGTCACCCGGCGACCATGCACTACGGCGAGGAGAAGTCCCGGAACGACTTCGCCAACGAGGCGGTCGGTCTCATCGAGGGGTGCATCGACCCCGGCGACGACTACGTCGTCGACCTGCTAGCGGAACTGGACCTCGAGGCCGAGCCCGAGACGATCGACGTCGACGGTGAGGCCGAGCGGGCCCACGGCCGGGGGTTCGTCGGCCCCGATGCCGACACCGCCGCGGCGATCCTCGCGAGCGTTCGCGAGAACCACACCGCCCAGGCTGCCGGCCGGTACGCGCGGAACCCCGACGACCCCGAGAGCCACGCCACGGTGTTCGTCCGGACGGACGCGATGCCCACGGACTTCGCCGACGTCCAGGTCGACGGCGTTCAGTGGACGTTCACCGACACGCAGCGCGCCATCGTCGAGGCGCTGCGGGCCGCGGGTGCCCGGCCGTCGACACGGGAGCTCGCCGACGAGGTCGGCTGTTCGAAAGAGCACGCCCGGCGGACGCTGCGTCGCCTAGAGGAGCTGGGCGCGGTCCAGGCATTCGAGGGCGTGGGGAGTCACGGGGCGACGCTGTACGCCGACAGCGGCCTGCCGAACAGTGGTGTCGTCGACCTGGAGACCGCCAACGCTCACGTATTGGAGTCCTATACGTGGTCGTTGGCGATTTCGGACCCACCACTCCCGACACGAGAGCCCACAACCGCCACTGCTGCTGACGAGGACCGACCGCCCACCATCTGGCCCCCATCGCAGACCGAATCCGAGGACGCTGCAGGGGGATGATCCCGGTGTCGGCCGAGCATCCGGACGCCGATCCGGAGCTCACCAACAGCGACCGCTGGGTCTACCACGTCATCGCCGAGCGCGAACCGGTCACCCGGCAGGCGCTCCTCCAGGACGACCGCGTCGACGTCGCCGAGCGCACCCTCGATCGGGCGCTCAGTCGCCTCGAAGAACGGGGGTATGTGGTTCTCCTCCGCGAATCCGGGGACCTCAGACAGATAGTCGCCAGCCTGGCGCATTCCCACACTTCTAACTCTCGCCAGCGCTGACGTTTCGGCAACCGGCACGCCGACCCAGCGGCCTCTGCCTGCCGTTCCGCCTGCGTCGTTGGCAGCGGCGTGGGTTCACAGCTCCGACTATGTCTCTTGCAAGCGATTCCGATGATACACCGACAGCTGCATCGACCGCGGATCTGCTGGCCCTGCGAGAGCGGCGGTCGGAGTCCAGTGACACCATCACGTGTGGATTCTGCGACGAGGAGACGGACGAGGAGACCGCGATCCGGGACTCGTTCTGTTCGTTCGAGTGTTTCCGTCGATACAAGGGCCGGAAGGCACTGAACGCCATCGAGAGCGACCACACCCTCTGTGCCACCTGCTTCCGCGTCGTGAAGACGGTGGAAAAACCGCCGTGGGGAACCGAACTGAAGGTCGAGGGCCCACGTGGACGCGGCGACGAGGACGTCAAGAAGGACTGCCTCATCGGCTACCAGTACCCGACCGAGCACATGGAGAAGGGCCTCCGTGACCTGAAGCGGGCCGTCGTCGACGACGACTCGGTCGACCGCCGGCAGGTCGTCGCCGTCCCGGCCGCGCTCCGGTGGGGGTGTGAGTGTGGGAACACCGATCCCAAGAATCGCGACGAGATCCTCGAAGCGGTCGACCTCGAGCAGACTATCGTCTCGCTGCTCGGCTGTCTGCGGACGCTCGCTGCCGAGGGAACGCTGAACAGCCCGCCCTCGTGGCCGCAGTTGCGAGACGCGCTTCGCGACCACGGGCGTGACTGGGAACTCGTGATCGGTACGGCGCTGTACGGGTAGGCAATCCTGTAGGAGGTCACCGGCCTGACTCGACTCCGGATATTCGCCTGGATCGCGTGCTCCCGTCGTCGAAGCGTGGCCGTCTGCACTACAGGCTCGCACGAGACCCGACGCAACCGCAGCCCCGATGACCGATGACGTGGCCTGGAAAGGCACGAGTGAGGGTTGTATCGTCGCACGAGCGGGCATCGTCAGACCGACGGACATCTCGGGTAGGTTGGTATCGGCCCACTACTCACGCTTCTGTTCCCTCGCTCAAGAGAGCGTACTCGCGTATCATCGGCCCGCCTTGCCGCTGGCTGGTTGCGCTGGAGAAAGACTAGGACTGCCGGGACAACCGGTAAGCGTTGGACTCCAGTCCCACTGTTCAAATCGTGGGCAGCGGCTTCTTTCGAATGGTATCACCCACTATCGTCGCGGCACTCATCGGTGCCTCGGTCACGCTCGTTCTCGCCGTCGGCGGGTGGGGCGTCCGAACCGTCACCCGAGAAATCCGCGAATCACGCGATGAACGGCGCGAAGAACATCAAGAGGTGTGGTCCGCGGTGGTCGTCAACTACAATCTGACCAAAGAGATCGCCGCGAAGGAAGGTATCGACGTCGAACTCCCGGAACATCCGCTCGAAAGTCGAGATTTCGACAACACCGACGAGGAGTAACCATGCCACGACCACGAATCCACTCCGACCGGTTCCGCTGTCCCGGATGCGGGAACAGAAACGAGTGTCGCATGTGCGTCCTCTCCCGGGACGCAGACGAACCCGCCCCGGAGCGCCGGATGCACTGTGCGGACTGTTCGCTGACGGCCCCCGCGTCGGAGTTCGCCGCCCCGGCGCTCAGCGTCTCGACAGCTGTCGACGGCGCGTGGTCGCCCACGGAGGCTCCGTGACGGATGCTCGACGGCACCGACGAAGTCGAGCCGTCACGCCGACGGGCCGACGGTGGAGACGCTGACGAGGGTCATCGCTGTGCGGAGTGCGGGAAGACGTTCGACACGCTGCCCTCGCTTCGCGGTCACGCTGGGGGGACGGGCCACGACATCCACGGTCGGACACGCCAGTCGCCGCGACGGTTCGCTCGCCGACTGAAGACGGCGCTGAACGGCCTCACACCGCGGGACCCCGACGACGACGGCGACTACGACGTCCCGCCGCAGGCGTGGGCGGGACTCATGGTCGGCATCATCGTCGGCCACACGCTCGCGCACGACCCCACGCTCCTCGAGGAGAACGCCGTCCGCATCCTCATCGGCCTCGCGACGGGCGCGGCCTCGTCGATCCCGCGGAAGAGCCCGGTCAAGCCCGAGTGGCTCATCGGTGCGACGATCCGGATGGCGCTGGTCGGAATCGCGTTCGGCATCCTCCTCGTGACCGTCCCGTTCGACCAGCTCGTCCATCAGTTCGGCGCCCACGCCCACGGATGACCAGACGCTCCGTCGGCCCCGATACCCATCGTCGCTACGGCGAGCTTCCGGCGTGTCGGCACTGCCCGGCGTGGGACTGGACGCTCCTGCGAGTGTTCGACGCCCCCGACGCCGACTTCGCCGTCTTCCGCTGTACAGGCTGCGACCACGTCGGCATCATCCGCGATCCTCACGACGACGTGGCGCGGGAGTACCGCGACGCGTTCGAGGTCTGACCACCCCCGACCATGAGTGATACGCCTGACCCCAGCGATCCAGCACCGGGCGATGAATACCAGTGGCGCGACGGCGAGCGCGAAGTCGTCGTCTGGGTCCGCGATGACGGCCTCGTCGCGACGGCGGTAGTCTATCCGTCGATCGAGGAGTTCGCGGCGACCATGCAGTTGGACGCCGTCGAGAGCGCGGGCGTCAACGAGGACGTCGCATCACTCCCTGACGCCGACTGGTTCGCGTCGCTGGACCTCCCGATAGATGACGCGTAGCGACCTCGACCCCCAGGCCGTCATCGATGCGTTGGAGCTCGGGGATGGAATCGCCCTCGAAATCTGGCGCGCACTCGACGAGCCGGGGTGTGCACAGGACTTCATCGACGAGGGCATGCCGCAAGCGACGGTCTACCGAGCACTGGACGAGCTGCATACGGCGTGTCTCATCGAGGAGACCGACAGTAAACTGCGGCCGGATACCCGGCGCCGGTGCCAGTACTACATCCGCCCCAACGACGCGCTGACACTCCGCGTCGTCGACGACGGGAGTCTCGTACTCACGACACACCTCCGCGTCGACCGAGAGATCCGCCGCGAAGTCGATTACTACCACGACCGCCGATGAGTCGCGACCGGCACCTCCTCGTCGGCCGGGAGCGCGACGGCTCCCTCGGCATCGCCGTCGCCCACGTTTCGGACCTCAGTACCGACGGTTCGCTGTGGGCGCTGTGGCCGACGCTCCGGGAGGCCGTCGACTCCGACGCGATCGCCCCGGGAGACCCCATCGGCTCCATCGTCGTCGATGACGGTGCCGTCGTCGCCTGGGACATCCGCGAGCCGTACCGCTCCGATCAGTACGCCGACCTACAGGATTCAGACACCATGCCCGAGACGTTCGACCTCCCGTTCGAGTACCGACTGTTCGACCAAGACGCGACACACAGCGCCATCGTCGTCGACGAGGACGCCGGAACTTACGAGACTCCTGCCGGGGACTCGCTTCGCGGCCAGGGGGTCGTGTTCACGTGGCCTGACGTCGGACCGGGCAACGCACCGCTTGACCTGGTCGACTCGTTCATGCCCGAGACGCTCGACGGGACGGCTCCGCCGCCTGAACGCGAGGCCTCTGGAGACGACTCCGATGGATCCGACGGCTCCGGCGACTCCGATGACGACACAACGGGGACGACCGAGGTACCCCAGCCTCCAGGTGAGAACTGCAACGGACGCAACGACGACGACGAGCTCTGTGGACTCTCTGCCGGCTGGGGCAGAGACGACGACGCGACGCAGAATCCCGGGCGCTGCAAGCACCACAAGGACCAGGCCATCCAGACCCAGAGCGACTCGGGGTCAGACTCGGACGCAGACGCTGACCAGTACGCCGACTGGAGACGATACGGGGAGGAAGAGTTCGGCACCGAATACCCAGGAGCAGAGCGCCACAGCATCGTCATCGAGGGAACCGCCGAGGAGAACGCGTCGACGTACGAACTGCAGGTCTCAACGACGCTCCGTCCCCATCCTGACATCGGGACGTTCGACGACACCGACGAGATTACAGCTGGCGGGAGGGGAGCCGCTGGCGAGGTCCAGGGCGGGACCGATGCGTTCCTGTTCGTGGGGGAACTCACCGCGCTGTCGGTCTCGAATCCGGACGTCGTAACCGTCAGCGTCGACGGCGAGCAGGTCGACCCCGTGACGTACGACGCGCCATGAGCGACCACCACGGCGACCCGTATCGGAAGTGCCAGCACGGAGTGTCCCGCCGACCGGGCGACCGAGTCGGACTGGCACTCCCCCACGACGCCTCTCATCAGCCCCAATGAGTCGAATCGCCGAAGCAGCGTTCATGCCCATCGTCGCCGGCGACCTCTCCGACCGGTTCGGCGACGACAACGTCTTCCGCGAGCCCGAGCTGCCCAGTGGGCGGATCCCGGACTTCATCGCCCACGGGCCCGCCGCAACGTGGGCAGTCGAGGTCGAGAACGACACCGACGACCTCGCCGAGGCAGTCGGCCAATCACAGCTGTACGCTGCCGAGTACGGCGCGGCACGCCACGCCGAACCGCTCGTGTACGTCCCCGACCCCGTCGAGGACTACGCGGAGTTGCAGACCGCCCGCGACGTCGTCCGGGTGCTGACCCTCTCACCTGATCCATGAGCAACGAGACCTGTGGTGACTACGGCGGGACGAACCGCGAGGGGGACCCCTGCGGGGCTCCGGCGGGTCGTGGGACGGACTTCGCTGACGGGAAGTGCAAGCACCACCGCGGGACCAACGCGGACGGCTCCTCACACGAAGAGAACCAGAACGCCACCACACACGGCCTGACAGCGAAGAAGGTCAACGCGTTCTATCAGAACGTCCTTGATGCGGACGTCCAGGCGCTCGTCGACGACATCTTCGACGACTACCTGGAGAAGTACAAGCGCCTCCACGGCGAGCCGACGACGGGCGACGCGGCCGAACTCTTCCGCATCGCCGTCTCGTACGGGAAGCACGTCCACGCCGAGCACTGGTCGATCGAGAAGCCCGACCCGCTGGATTCGGGGCATCCGATGGTCGACCGGGAGACGAAGGTCAGCGAGTCAGGGCGAGAGTACCACACGTACAAGGAGACGGTCGTCGCGAAGGGCCAGGCGCGGCTCTCTCGCGATCGGCGCGCGTGGCTGAAGGACCTCGGCCTCCTGGACGACCCGCAGTCGCAGACGGCCGACGTCCTCAGCAATATGAAAGAGGCGTGGATAAGTTCTGCAAAGAACAAGCAATGATTGCGAACAGGCCGTCTCCTATTAATACATCTTTTTGATTCCTACAACGAACGCAATCGCATAGACAATATTACCAATCACAGGAACGATGATATCGAGCGCTGAGAAACCAAGCTGAACACCTTGAATGGTCGATTCAACTCCGAGTATTCGGAAATTGTATAATTGTGCGCCGACGATGGCAAGAACCATTGCGTTCATCATTACGAACAGGACCCAGACACGCAGAGGCTGGGGTTCAAGTCCTTTCAATCGAGCCAGAGGAATTAGATAGATCTCGCGCAGTTTCCACATCAATCCAAACAGAGAGAGCGCGCCTACGATTATTGTCCAGACGAGCGCCAGTTGCAAAGCGGGTTGGCCCTCTCCAAAGCCTAGAATTATTGCATAAATGGCGGTCCATACGGCGAGAATGAGAAACAGCAATACTCCTGCTAATCGATAAGCACGTTTCTTGATGTATGACTTCACGGCATTATTGTTCCCACTCGAATCAGAGAAAAATGCAGAAATCTTTGCAACAAATTTTGTGGCTGCTATTCCTTCGATCCAGCGCCCAGCCATTAGTGCGCCAGTTACGAATATGAACGTGTGATTGAGGTATGTGTGCAGTCCAAGCATCAAGATTCCCGCACCCGTTATGAGGAATGCAGTCTTATATTCAAGAGTAGATGGTGTGCGGGTGTCGTCGCGCTCTGTTGATTTAACGGACATCCATATGAACCCAATTACCACTGTTCCAACCCCGATCAACAGCAGGGTTGGTCCCAGCCAGGCTGGGACGTAGTCCAGGATGAATCCGACCTGAAGGATGTTCATGCCCACTCCGTGAGGATCTGAGTGATCGCCCAGATAGTCATTACAAGACCAAAAACACCAAAGAATAATCCGAATCCGTAGGTCAATAATTCAAATATGGGGCCAGTAATGTCAAAGAAAATCTGGAAAACGGGGATGTCCTTAAACACACTTCCATTGATGTAGATAGTGTATGCCGCAACCGCGGTCAACACTGCTAACCCAAACCGTTTTGCAGCCGAATTGACCGGCTGCATGAACGGAACGCCTTGTCGGCGTTGGGTGATATTACCCATCCACAACATCCCAATGAGGGTTACCAATAACCCCACATCTGACAACCAACTGACTGGCATGCGAACGGTATATTTTCTGTATAAAGATAACATTTGCGGTCATTCAATTAATCTATACAATATGGAATCGACTAAGTTTGAAAGTGCCGCGGCACGTCCGATCTTTCAAAAATCGCCATATTTGTTTGGATCTGGAATTTGTTTATCGAGGTGTGACGGTGTTAAGTGGTGATTTGAGTGAACTCAGCAAGAACCCCATCGAAAATTCAGGAGCGCCTGCCAGCAAATTACACCGGACCTGAGCGCTACTGGCAGGCCGCCGAGGACTGGTTCGAGATCACACTCTCGCCCGAACAACGAGAGATTCTCGAACACGTCACGACGCATCAGTACACGCACATGGAGGGTGGCAACGGCTTCGGGAAGACGTTCGCGATCGTCGCGCTCGCGCTGGCGTTTCACAAACGACATTACCCCTCGTCGGTCGTCGTCACCTCCGGCACATACGGCAAGCTCAAGCGGACCTTCTGCGCCGACGCCGAGAACTTGCATCGGATCTCGCCGCTGTTCGGCGAGTGGAAGTGGTCCCCGAACCCTCACATCGACATCGCCGGCGAGCCGACGTGGCAGTTCGAAGTTCACTCGCCAAAGGATCCGGGCGAACTCGAGGGCGTCCACAACGACCACGTCCTCGTAATCGTCGACGAGGCCGACAAGGAGGACGTCACCGCCGAGACGCTCGACTCGATGGACTCGCTCATCTCGGACCAGAACGACCGGATGGTCATCGTCTCGAACCCACCAGAGGACGAGACGAACGTCGTCGCAGATCTCGACCAGATCGGTATCCCGGCGACGAAACTGCAGTTCTCGACGTTCGACAGCCACAACGTCCAGGTCGAGCGCGGCGCTCGCGACGGTGACCCCGTACCGGGGCTGACCGGGCTCCACAAACTGAAGAAGAAGTGGGAGGCGCTGAACGGCCAGGCGTGGCCCGGCTACGACGAGGCGCTCGCGATGTCGACGCGGACGTCCGAGCAGTTCCGCGAGGACCTCGACTCACGCTGGTACCGACGCTTCGCCGGAATCATGCCACCGGCCGGGGCAGCGAAGAACCGCCCTATCGACCTCGACCTCGTCAACGAGGCGTACGCTCCCGACATCGATCAACTGCAGGTCAGACACACTCACCCCCGACGCGGTACTGGCGTCGACGTCGCTCGCTCGGCTGATCGGACGGTTCAGATCGACGAGCGGCGTGGGTTCCTCGACGTCATCTACTCACAGCCAGGGACGGACCACACGGTCCAGTTCGAGAGCATCTGGGACAACCTCGACGAACATCCCGAGGCTCCGATCGACATCGACGCAGTCGGGGAGGGGTCAGGCAAAGCCGACGACACGGTCGCTCGGTACCCGGACGTCGAGCGCTTCAAGGCCGGCGAGAACGCCGCCCAACTGGACGAGTACAAGGACCGCTGGACGGAGGGGCTCTGCGAACTCGGGAAGTGGCTGGAACGCGGCGGACAGTTCACCGACACCCGCCTTCGCGAAGAGTTCCAGATCGCGGCGCGGACGCTGACGCTCGAGGAACGCTACTACAAAAGCCGCGACGAGCAGGTCTACCTCGCGGACCCGAAGTCGAAGGTTGAGGACCGCTTGGGACATTCGCCGGACCACCTCGACGCGGCGATCATGGCCGTGCTCGCAGCTGAGGACATCCGCCCGAAAGACGACACCCAAGACGGCTTCATCATCAGTAGTTCATGAGCTTCTTCGACCGACTCCTCCCGACCACCGACGCGGACAGTGACGACGATGCCGAGCAGCTCGGCCCCGACGACCCCGCTCCCCGCGGTGAGTCCCGGTCGACGGGCGACGAGGGCTTCCTCATCTCGTCGACGGGCGGGCTGTACCCCTACAACCGCGGTCGGACCCGGCCACCTGGCACCGAGATCGTCACGGAACGCTCGTCGCCACCGGACGACCTCGGCAGCAAGGACTACGACCGATACGCGAAGTATCCCATCGTCAGGGCCTCGCTACAGACGTTCTCCGACACGGTCCTCGAGCCGGGATGGCGCGTCGAGGCCACGCGCAACGGCGAGACAGACGAACAGATGACCGAGGCACTCTCGCTGTGGGGGTCAAACTGCGCCATCTACGCCGGCGAGACTGGGAAGGACCTTCGGTACATCCTCGACCGTGTCGTCCGCGGCCGTCGCGAGAAGGGGACCCTCTTCATGGAGTACGCGGGGACGCGTGCCGACCCCACCCTCATGGCCGCGCTCATCCTCCACAAGCCGGAGACGTTCAAGCAGTACCACCGCGCCGACACGGCCATCCTCGCCCAGCCGGACGACCCCGTCGACGAGGGACATCCGATGGTGGCGGGCGACCCAGAACGCGCAGCGGCGTACGTCCAGTACGACGACGACCTTTCTGGATGGACTGACGCCGACGAGATTCCGTTCACCATCAACCAGCTCGCGAAGTTCGTCTACGACGCCGACGAGGGTGAGATCTGGGGCGAGTCGATCTTCGTGTCGATCGGTGACCGTATCGATGCGCTCGACCACAAGCTTGACGACCGCGATATCGCCATCCGACAGACCGGTCACCCTCACCGGATCTACTCTTCCGAGACCTGGACACAGGAGCAAGCGGAAAACTACGCCGAGGCGCACGAGGACGGCGACGTCTCTAGCGGCTCGAACCTCGATGCCGACGACAAAGCGGAGACGTTCGCCGGCCGCGTCGACTTCGTCCCCGCGACGGTCGAGATCACGACCGAGACGGGGAGCGTGGCCGACATCGACGACGCGGTGATGGACGACCTCCAGCACATCTTCGCCGTCCTCCCGGTTTCGCGGTTCAAGGTCGCCTACGAGGAGGATATCAATCAGTTCGTCGTCGAGCCCCAGCAGGAGAAGGACGACCGCCTCGTCGACGACGAGCGTCGGTATCTCGAAGACGAGTTCGAGCCAGTGTTCGAGCGGAAGGCCGACGAACTGGTGTCGGGCGACGAGTACCCCGGCGAGGTCTCGTTCCGGGTTGAACCCGACCTCGACGAGAACCCACTCCGTCGCGAGGACTTCCCGACCGAGAACCTCGAAGCGCTCGGGGCTTTCATCAGAGACTACTACCAGTCGGGCGCAACGTCGGACTTCCCACCAGCGTTCGCGGCGATGCTCATGGGCGTCGACCTCGACGAAATGGGCGACCGTCTTGGCTTCGAGGCGGAGGCGCTCGCAGAGAGCCTGACTGCGTCGGAAGAGACCGAGGCTGGCCGCGATCAGCTGCGAGCGCTCAAAGAGGCGCCAGGTGTCGAGGAACTCAACGAGGACGAGAAGTAACTCTGTAAATTTCCTGTGAACTAGATACGACCGTCTAAATAATGCAGAAAATGCAGCTAACAAGTGGAAGTACCGATAGGGTATTCTTCAGGTGCGAGTATTGATGTTAACAGAGATACATTAATACTTTGATGGGACGTATCATCCGGACGATTTGCGATGCTCGACATCGATCGAGACCTGATTAATCAGCTGAAGAACCGAATGTCTGGCAGCTTAATTGCAATCGGGACAGTCGTCGGTGTCGCAGCCCCGATTGTTGAACCCAGTCTCATCACACCGCTAGTCGGTATTATTTATGTAGAAACAGTTCTCCTCATTCTCGTAGTCTCCAATCTTGGAGTACTTTTAGTGCGCGTTTCCGAGACTCGGAATCTCCGTGAGTGGACGCTTCCACTCCGACAAAACCCCGTGAATGTGGAGAGGAAGGAGATGGAAGTGACCCTCACAGAGGACGGCCCTGATCACGTGGAACACCACTACGAAGTCACACCAGCCTTTGATGATCCGGTGAGTATTTTCTATGCACTGATTGGGTCGGATCGAAATCTCACGTGGGACGAGCTAGACGTTCGAGTTACGGGTGGCAATATCAACCCGGCAACATACGAGCGGCGTGACTGGGGAGGCATGACTCGTTTCATTTTTCCAATCCGGTTCAGCGCCATCTCAGAGGGGGACTACAAGGAATTTTCATACGAATACGATGTCGACGCGTTCAACGTTGCGAAGGACTCTGCATATACGGTTATTAGGTCGCTCACGAAGCGGGCAAGAATCAAGATCAACTTCCCGCAAGGCTGGAAGCCTACTGAATACAACATTTACGAAGGAGTCGATAACGACGAACGCGTACTTGGCGGGGATGACCTTAACTTAGTCCACGAAGACGGAAAGTGGATTCTCATTTGGGAATGTACTAACCTCGCTCTTGAGGAGTACTTCAGACTGGAGTATATCGCTGCCCGAGACGAGTAGACATTCGTCTGAACCATCCGGCCCACCAGTTGGTGTCGTGAGCCGTTCGCCGTCATGAAGCAGAGACGTCAACCTCCGAAAAGTGGGCCGGCAAGGGAAGCTTCGAGGATGCGGGAGTACGCCCAGAAACTCCGCGGGCGCTTCGGAGCGATCAACGCCGAGCAACGTCGGGGTATCGTCGAGCACGGAATCTTCGACAGCGTTGACGGGACTGGTTCCGTACGGACAGAGCAACTCGCCTCGGACTGGCGAGCTGACGAACTCACAGCCGAGGAGTTCCAGTTCGACGACCCCGCCGCGGCGACCGAGCGGTTCATGGACTGGCTTGAGCGCCAGCATGAGGCGGGCGTCCTCGACGTCATCGAGCGGAACGATAACGTCTACATCCGGCGAGCGCTGTCGGACGGCGACCGGTGGGCGCTCACGAAGCTTCGGCAGGCTGGCGACCAGGTCGCTCGCACCGTCGAGCGCGTCCCACCTGGTGGGTATCAGATCAACGTCCAGGCAGACACCGCCCGCTTCGCACAGCCGTCGTTCAACGTCCCGCTCCGGGCGTCGACGGTTCGGCTGCTGTTCAACCGGAACTACCGTCTCTTGGAAGGGGTCACCGCGGACGTCGAGAAGGAGGTCCAGCGCGTGTTGTCGGAGGGCCTGGTCGCCGGCGAAAACCCGAATACGATCGCCAGATCGCTGTCGGGTGTCCTGAACGGCGAGGCGAAGAACCGTTCGACGCTGACGGCGCGGCACGAGATCATGTACGCGCACAACACCAGCGCGAAGGAACGGTTCAAATCTCACGGCGTCGCTGACGTCGTGGTTCTCGGCTCGGACCCCTGCCCGCAGTGTGAACCGTACGTCGGCGAGACCTACCCGATCGACGACCTCCCGCAGGGCGGCCCACCGTTTCACCCTCAGTGCGTGGGGACGATCGCGCCGGCGGCGGGCACGTTCACGTAACTCAGTACTATGCCACCTAATGAGAGACACGACCGTCTGAGCCCTGGCGTTGCTCGACTCGCCGGGACGGACGACACCGACGACGATAGCACCCCGGTCCGAATCGTGCCGATTCCCGAGGGCGAAACGACCACCGGGCTCTCGAACGAGCCCACCTACTGGGGGCGCGACGTCCTCAAGAACGCCGTTGAGTCGGGCGCGTTCGACGGGGCGAAGTTGCTGAAGAGCCCCGGTGGCGTCGGCCACAAGGAGATGGAGGCGCTGGCGGATCCCGACAACATCGTCGGGTCGGTCGAGGGCGCTCGCTACGAGGAGGGCGTCGGCCCCGTCCTCGACGGCGACCTCCTGGACGAACATCTCTCGACGCTCGTCGACAAGGGCCTCGTCGGCGTCTCGCCGGATCTGTACCGAACCCTCGGCGAGTTCGACGACGATCTGGAGGCCGCGCCGGCCGAAGAGATCCTGGACGTCCCCTACATCACGATTCTCGATCGGGGGGCGTCGGACGGGGCGACGATCGAGCCCGCCTCCGCGGAGGCGCTCGCCGCCTCGCCAGCGGGGCGCTTCCTCCAGGCAACCGGCTCCGACGCCGACCAGCTCGCTAGTTCGCACACGCTCCGCTTCGACGCGTACGGCGAGATGTTCGGCGACGAGTTCCTCGACGCCGCGGTGTCGAACCTCAACGCCATCGACGGCGTGTCGGCGATGCGGTCGAAGACGAACACCGACCCGACGCTGTTGGCGATGGTCTCGCCCGACGCGGTCGACACGCTCGACACGCTCAACGAGCGCATCATCACTGCGCTCGAGGACACGCCGTTCGAGGTCTACGAGGACTTCGACTGGCTGGACCGCGTGAGTGATCGGCTCGCAGCCGGCGATGACGATGAACAGGCATCTGACGAGGGGGCGGAATCCTCCACGGGATCGACTGACACTACCCCATCTATGGGAGACGAACCTACGAAAGAGGAGCTCCGCGAGCAGCTTGCGGAAGTGAAGGCGGAGCTCAACGAGAAGGACGAACAGATCGACGACCTCGAAAGCTCGAAGGAAGAGCTGGAGTCCGAAGTCGAATCGAAAGACGAGCGCATCGAGACGCTCGAAACGAACGACCGAGTTACGCGGGAACTACTCGCGACAAGGCTTGTAGAAGGATCGGCCGCCGATCCGGAACTCATCGTCAACTCAGACGAAGATACGGAGGTCCTCGCGGAGAAATTCGCGGAGGCTAACGACATCGAACTCGATGAAGACGACGACACGTCGCCGGTTGAGGCTGTCATGGAACAGCTGGCCGAGTCGCCCTCGCTTCGCGGCGGTGGAGATCCCTCGAAGAACGGTCCGGGCAGAGGCACCCTGTCCGAGGAAGACGAAGAGCGCGCCGAGCAGCTCGCGAACAGCGTGATGACGATGCGAGACGTCCAGAAGGCCTCCACCGAGCAACTCTCGCCCCGCGAGTACGTCAAGACACACAAGGGTGTCGACCCTGCCGATCATTCGACGGAAGCGTCCCTCAGAGCGGCGATGAAGAATGGTGACGGAGGCGAGAACTGATGTCTGACGGAGACCTCACGCTCTTCGAGCCGGGCCAGGACGTCACGGTCGAACTGGTTGCGGACTCGTCGGGGAATGTCGCAGGACTCGGAACACTCGTCGAGATCAGCGGTGAAACCAGCGAACACACGCAGGTCCAGCAGGTCGAGACCGCAGGCGCTGGCGTCGCCACCGTCGCTCGGCTCCCGCGTAACTACGACGACACCAAGTCGTACAGCAACGGCGAGGTCGTCGGCGAGGCGGCGGTCCTGTTGCGTCACGCCGTCGACTGGGTCGAAGAAACGACGCCTGGGAGCCTCTCGGCGGGCGATAAGGCGATCTCGGACGCGGGCGGTACCGTCGCAGCGTACGATCCGGGCGGTGGCGACACGGGCGACATGGTCCTCGGACCGGTCTGGACAACGCTCGCTCGCGGGCAGTACGTCGCAGACAAGGTCGCCGTCGTCAGACAGCGGTAACCACCATTCTACTCCCTTACACGATAGCACATGCCTCAAGTCACTTTCCAGAACACCGACGGCCTGACGGTCGAGGTGCTTCGGAACACGATGATCGAAACGGTCGATCAGATGGAACGGATCAATATCGGAACTGAAGACGGCTACGCATCCGCGTCGTCGATCTTCCCGATGGTAGACATGGACGCGCCTGAGGAGGCGTACTACACCTTCGGTGGGGTCCGCGGTGGGATGCCTGCAGCGCACCCCGATGCGGAGTCACCGATCGGCACGCTCACGCTGCCGAGCAAGCGGACCTTCGAGACGCACAGCTACAAGGAGAAGATCAACCCCAAGAAGGAAGTCGAAGTCGAGATGGACCGGACGCCCTTCTCGCTCTTCCAGTACGGGGCGTCGTATCTCAACATCGGGACGTGGCTCACCCGCGAACTGATCGCGTGGCGGGGCGACGAGTACATCGACGGCCTGATCGGGCAGTACGGCGACACGCCGCACCCTGATCTCGACCAGACCAACAACGTCGACACGCCGTCGACGGCGTGGTCTGACACGGCGAACGCGACGCCGTACGAAGACGTTGAGGCACTGGCCTACCAGGTCAAGGACAACGGCCGGCTGCTGAACAACTCGCCCCCACAGCCGGTCATCTGGATGCCGCCGAGTCTCCTCCGAGACATGCGGCTGAACCAGGACCTCCGGTCGAAGATTTCCGACAATCGAGACAAGACACTCGGGGTGTCGGACATCGAGAACCTACTGGCCGACGACATCAGCTCTGTCCAGCAGGTCATGGTCAACGTCCCGCGGACCAACGCCAACGGCGAGTTCATCGACGAGAGCGGCGATGTCGTCGACGACGCCGACGACGCGGTCCTCGATAACGTCCTCGAACCGTACGACCCGAACGCCGACGCTGTCAAGCGTCACGCTATCATCGGCCGCCCCGGCGCGAACTCGGCGTTCATGCCGTGGTTCCTGGACAAGCTGACGACGAAGGCCGACGAAGCGCCGATGACGTCGGACCTCTCGATCGACACTCAGCGTGGGTACTTCACGCAGATGTGGGCCGGCGACGACCCCATCTCGACGTGGATGAAGGCCGGTCAGGATATCGGATTCCACATCCGCCGTCCCGAGAACTGGGCGATTCTCTCGGATCTCTGACCATGCCCAAACTTACGTGGACACTGGATCGGCGTTTCTCAGACCACGCCCACGGCTTCGTCGCCGAGGGGCCAGGGACGTACGAGGTCCCCGAGGAACTCGTCGACGAGTACCTTGACCACCGGTCCGGTGGCTGGGAACGTCCGACTGAGAGCGATGTCGATAGCGAAGGTTCCGAGGACGTGTCTGCGAACGCGTTCGACGCCGCGGCGTTCATCGATCGCTCGTGGCAGAGCGTCACGAGTGACATCGAGGACGGCGCTGTCGACGAGCATCTCGATGCCGTCGAGGCTGCCGAAGAGAATCGAGACTCACCTCGGGACAGTGTCCTGAGCTCGATCTCCGACCGGCGGTGACGTCCCGTCCATCCAGCCATGAGTGACGCAACGACGACACTTCGGTACTCCGGCCCGGCGAACCGCTATCGGTTCCCAGCCGCGGACATCGATGTCACGCCCGGCGACGAGGTCGACGTCGACGCGCGCCGAGAGATCCTCACGCACGTCGACGACGAAGGCGAGGAACACCACAAGCGGCTCGTCGACCTGCTCGTCGACCGGCACGGGTTCGAGCGCGTCGAGTCGGACTATACGGCCATTCTCGACGAGTCGGTCGACGACCTTCGCGAGGCGCTCGCGACCGGAAAGTTCGACGCGCATCTGGACGCACTCGCCCACGCCGAACGCGAGGGTGAGAATCGCAAGACAGCGTACGAAGCCATCGAAGCCAGACGGTCGGAGGTCGAGTGATGCCGTTCCCGTTCGTCGAACGTGACGCACTGGAGCGTGAGCTACAGTACTCGGCCACCGACTTCCCCGGCACCACCAGCGAAAGCGAGTGGAACGGCCTGCTCGAGCACGCGCTCAAGGCCGCATCCGAACGTGTCGAGGGGTACGTCGACGACCAAGACTGGCGTGACGAGGATGCAACAGTCCCGTACGTCGTCCGCGGAGTCGTGATTCGGCTCGCCCGACAGCGTATCGCCGGGATCCGTGAAGACGGCATCTCTTCGGAAGACCTCGTCAGCGGTGCGGGCTACGACTACCGGCCACCGCAGGCAGTCCGTGACGAAGTGAAGGACACGCTCGAAGAGGCCGGGTACCGCACCGGCGACGAGGAGTTCTGGAGTGTCAGCCTCTAACCCATGACAGCCATCACCCACTACCGCAAACCAAACGACGACCACTCGAAGTGGAGCTACACGCTCCTCGGCCGGGACGGCACCGCCCTCGACGTCTCCTCGGTCACCGCCGTCGACCTCTACGTCGACGACGACCAGGGCAACGCCGAAGTCTCCGACCAGACCGTCACGGACGAGGACTTCGCGAACGGCGACATCAGCTACGTGTTCGGGAGTTCGGAACTCGACGCCGCCGGAACCTACACGGGCGAGGTCGTCATCGACCGCTCGGGCGTGTACGAGCACGTCCCGCACGACCGCAACCTCACGTTCGAGGTCGTCGAGGGCGTCCAGGGCTCGTCGCTCGGCGAGGCCGACTTGACCGCCGGGACGCCCGTCGTCCAAGAGCGCAAGCCCGGCGACGACGAGACACCCGTGACCAAGACGCTCCGTGGTCGCAACGGGCAGGCCATCGACGTCTCCTCCGTGACGGCGATCCGGATGCACGTCAACGCGCCCGATGGGTCCTCGGAGCTGTCGGGGGCGTCGCTGACGACGACGAACAGCGGGGCCGACGGAAAGGTCGAGTACGACGTCCAGTCGGGCGACTTCTCGGCGACGGGCGAGTACCCGGTCGACTTCGAAATCGAGTTCGGCGACGGCTCGACGCAGATTGTCCCCCACGACGGCGTCGAGAAGATCGTCGTCAACTCGCAGGTGAAGTGACCATGGGTAGTGTGCTTCTCGGCGCGTGCCTCGGCATCGCCGGGTGGTGCCTCATCCAGATGATCCTTTCAGCCATCTTCCTCGGCGAACAGACGACGTTCACGTGGGCGACTGTTGCGATGAACGCGGGACTCGTCCTCGTGGCACTATTCGTCGCAGTCCTGACCTTCGTCGGGGTACTGTAGATGAGCCACCGCCAGCGCGACACCCACACGGCGACGGTCACGCGCCCCTCGGATACGGACGGCGAGTCGGACTTCATGGGCGCGCCCGTCCAGGACGACAGTGTCGAGGTCGCCACCCTCTCCGTTCGCGTCCAGTCGCCTGCGGAGGCGGGCAACCTCGGGACCGACGCCGCGGGCGAGGTCGTCACCGCCGACAAGGTGGTCTGGACGTCGAATCCAGAGGCCGCACAGGTCCAGGTCGACGACCACCTGACGCTCGACCGGGTCGGCCCGACCGACCCCGACGGCGAAGACGTCTACCTCGTCCAGCAAGTCCGCGAACAGTTCGGCCGGCGCGTCAGCCAGCCCGAACTGTGGGTGTTCGACTGCGACCGCTACACGGGACAGAGGTGATCAGAGATGCCCACCGTCAGCGCTTCGTTCGAGTGGAAGTCAGGGGGTCCAGACCGGCTCAAGAAGAAGCTCCGGAAACTGGAGCAGGTCTTCCTCGACGAGGAACTCCCGAAAGCGATGGGCGACATCGCGCTCCACATCGAGCGCGAAGCCAAACAACGCGCTCCAGTTGAATCCGGGAACCTTCGGGCGTCCATCGCGTCGGTCGTCGAGACGATCGCAAACGGCTACCGCGCGGTCGTCGGCACGAACGTCGAGTACGCGCGTGAGGTTGAGTTCGGGACCGGGCCGCACACGATCACCGGCGACCCACTTCGGTTCACGGTCGACGGCGAGGTCGTCTTCGCGACCGAGGTCAACCACCCCGGAACACCTGCCCAGCCGTTCCTCGGCCCGGCCCTCCGCACGTCGGAGGACTACATCGAGCGCCGGCTCAAGGAAGCGTTCCAGACGGCCGTCGGGAGGGTCAGCTGATGCCTGTCGAGTTCGAGGGCTACGGCGCGTGGTTCCTCAAGCGCGTCCGTGACACGCTCCTCGACGACGACACGGTCATGGGCTACCTGAACGACGAGCCCCGTCGCATCTACCACCGCGAGTCGGACAACCCGCCGACGGGGCTGAGCGACGAGTACCCCATCGTCGGCCTGCAGTTAGTCAGTCCGTCCTCGGACTGGCTGGGGGCCGGCGCGGGCGTGCGCTCCTCGGTCTCGGTGCAGTTCTCCGTCGCCGCGTCGACCCGGTGGTACCAGACACACCCCGAAGAGCAGTTGATGAACGTCGCCGACGCCATCAGCCACCGTCTCTCCCAGGGCGCTGGTCCGAACGTCATCCCACTCGGGGTGACGTCGGGCGCGGAAACCCAGACCGGGAGCGACTCCGACGCCGGGCTGGCGGGCCACACGCACGTGGCTCGCCGCGCCCGCTTCCGCGTCCTCGGCGTGCAGTAGCATCGGCTTTCGACCGACCCGCAGTCCGCGATTCGATTCCTGACAACATCAGACACCAGACATCACCATGAGCGCAGCCAACAACAGCCAGCTTTCGGACGCCCTCAGCGGGGCGTTCGTCGAAATCGCACTCGTGACCGACCTCGGTCAGGCTGGCGAGAGCGAAAGTATCATCGGCTTCACCAAGGGCGAAACGACCGTCTCGAACGAATCGACCGACATGGAGGTCAACTTTCACGAGAGTGAGTGGACTCAGCGCAATCGCCAGCACAAGGCGATCACCATCGAGTTCATGACCCAGTTCGTGAAGGACATGCCGCAGCTCGAAACCATCGGTATCGTCGATTCGGATGGAGTCCCACAGACAGACACCGAACAGGACCTGCGGTTCTACATCTATCCGGAGGCTCCGAACAAGGCTCAGAGCGCCGACCAGGTCGTCGAACTCTATCGGACGGAGATCGACTGGGGCGAGGGGACACTCGCGGGAGATAACTCAGAGCTCCCGTTCACAGGGTACTGCAACGGCGGCTACAAGTTCGGAAAGACGACCGCGTAATCCATGAGTGACACATCAACTGAATCTGGCGACGCAGCGTCGCTAACGCCTGATGATGACGCAGGACACGCGGCCGTCGTAGAGACGGGGCAAGAGCAACGTCGCGAGCAACAGGAGCAGCTGCAGGAGCACCTTTCGGTCAAGGAGCAGCTCGAACAGCGCGCCGCCGAGCAGACCCACACCGTCGACGTGCTCGGGCTGGAGGTGGAGTTTACGCGCCTCCCCAGTGACGACGAACTCGATCTGATGGCCATCGGCCAGCGGTTCCAGAGTCTGGAGGGCGACGACGTCGCCGACCTCCGCGGCGAACTGCAGAGCATGCGCGACGAGGTCGCGCGGATCATCGCCGAGAACGCGGCTGACCCCGATCTCCGCGATGCGACATGGTGGACGGAGACGTTCTCGACCGTCGACCTCGTGAAGACTGGCTCGGCGGTCGCCGAACAGAACGACAGCGTCGACGCCGAAGACGCCGAAGGGTTTCGCAACGAGTAACCTCGGCCTCTGGTGGTTCTGGCTCCTGAAGGAGTTCGGGATGACACCTCGCGAGTGGGGCGATCTCCCACGGCCACAGAAGCGCTACCTCGAACGCGCGGCGTGGGAGTACGCCAGCGAGTACGGCATCGGATTCTGACAGACAGCTTCCTCAGCGATGGTTTTCGACGAACTTGAAGGAGCCCTATCACTGGACACCAGCGGGTATAGCCGCGGCACCGACCGGGCCGTCTCCGAGACGTCCGACCTCGACCGCGCCGCCACGCGGCTGGAGACGTCGGCCCAACGCGCGGCCGAGGGCTTGGACGACATCGGTGCAGAGGCCATCCAGACCGCGGCCGAAGCCAGCGCTGCGGAGTCCCAGACCGATGCACTCGGCGATGAGCTGACCCAGACAGCGACGGCGGCACAGGTCGCCGCCTCCCGTCTCGACGAGGTCGGCGACGAGATGACCGAGCAGGCCGCCTCGGCGACCGCTGCCTCTGGGGCGACGTCGGCCTATGCGTCTTCGGCGACGACCGCAGCGCTCGCCTCGGGCGGCCTCTCGACGGCCATGATGGGCTCGCTCGTCCCGGCCTTCGCCGCACTCTCATCCATCGCGGCCCCGCTCGTCGCGACGTTCGGCGCACTCGCGGCCGGGGCGACCTCGCTCGCGGGCGCGTTCGGTGCGGTCATCGGGACCGGTATCCTCGCGTGGGGTGATAAGCTCGCGAGCCAGAACAAGCAGCGGCTCCAGCAAATCAACCAGAAAATCCGCCGCCTGGAGGCACTGCAGGATACCGAAGAGGGACTGACCCAAGCACAGAGGCGGCAGTTGCAGTCGCTGCAGGAACAGGCGGACAAACTGGAGGACACGACGAGTGCCGCCGGGGCGCTCGAGCAGCGCTTCGGCGAGCTCAAGAACGAGATCGTCGCCATCCTCGTCCCGTTCGGCCAGCAGTTCATCCCGCTCATCGAGGACGCCGCCTCGGCGCTGCCGCAGCTTGTCCAGCGGATGGTCGACTCGGTCGGCGGGACCGAGATGTTCCGGCAGGAACTGCGGCGACTCGGAGCCATCGGGATGGACGTCATCCCGAACCTGACCGGGCTGATGTTCGACTTCGCCCGGGAAGCGCTCCCCGTCTTCCAGGACTTCGTGAACGTCGTCCGGCAGCGGGCGGGGCCGGCGATGGACTTCCTCGGGCGCGTCGTCGACGCGACGGCACCGACGTTCGGCGACTTACTCGACGCTGTGCTGCGGTTGATGCCGCCGTTCACGCGCCTCGGCGTGACCGTCACCAACGCAGTCGTCCCCGCGCTGACGGACCTCGTCGACATCGTGACTGATGCAATCGAGTGGTTCAACGACCTGCCCGACCCCATCAAGCGCGTCTCCATCGCCGCGGCGGCGCTCACGCCTGTCGTCACGGGCGTCGTCACAGCGCTCGCGGGGCTGTCTTCGGCGGCCACGGCGGTCGCGGGGGCGCTCGGGGGCGTGCTCCCGGCGCTGACGGCCTTGACCGGCCCCCTCGGGACGGTCGCCATCGCCGCCGCCACGCTCGGGACGGCGTTCGTCACCAACTTCGCCGGCATCCGCGACTCGGTGATGCGCGTCCTCGACACGCTCCGGTCGCAGTTCCGCCCGGCGATGCAGACGACGCGCTCGCTCGTCCAGGACGTCACGGCGACGATCCGGAACGTCTGGGACCAGCGGGGACAGGACATCATGCGACGCATCCGGAGCATCACCCTGCTCATCGAGGATTCGCTAAAAGACGCGATGCGGACACTCGCCCCGCTCGTCAACACGGTGTTGACGGGGATGTCCGAGTTCTGGAATAAGCACGGCGCAGCAATCACGAACGTCGTGTTCTCGACGATCATCGTTGCCCTCGACGCCATCAAGACTGCCATCCGGGGCGTCCGGACCGTAGTTTCGACGGTTCTCGGGACGATGGAGACGATCTGGAACGAACACGGCGAGCAACTCAAAACCATCATCCGGACGACGTGGTCGACCATCGACGGCGTCGTCTCGACCGGTCTGGAGAACATCAAGAACGCGCTCCGGGCCGCGGCGGCCATCCTCGAAGGCGACTGGAATGAGGCGTGGACGGCAATCAAGACCATCGTCAACCGGACCATCAACGGCATCCAGTCGTTCCTGCAGGGCGATGGGAAGTCGATGCTGTCGGCGGCGTTCAGTATCATCCAGACGGAGTTGGACGAGATTTGGACGACCACGATGAACGGCCTGAAAAATCTCATCCAGACGACGTGGAACGAAATCGTCGACTGGCTGCGCGGCATCGGCCGCGAGGACTTCATCGCCGCCGCGAAATTCATCGGCGAGAGTCTTGCGGAGACGTTCAAGACCTACTGGGGCATCAACAAAACTCTCGGGACGATCATCGTCGACGCCATCGGCGCGTTCGTCGACTATCTCCGAAACGACGCGTGGAACGACATGACCGCCGCAATCACGTTCGTTCTCGAAGGGATGCTCGACGCGTTTATCACATATCTAAAGGTACAGGGAAAACTCTGGACCGTTTTCACAGACTTCGTCGGGGGTTGGTCGAGTACATCAAGAACGACGCGGCAGGCGATATCGAGACTGCCATCGGTATCATGTGGGATGCCGCGATGGCGGCGACGCAAGCGTTCGTCAACGAGTTGTTCTACAACTCGCTTATCAAAGACACCTTCAACGACATGGCGGCGTGGATTCGGTCCACGGCCGCATCGTCGCTCAACAGCGCGATGTCACAGGTCGCCGACTCCATGCAGTCGGGGATAGAGACGCTTGACCTGAGTAGCGTCGAGGACGATCTGCAGGGCATCATCGACAAAGCAAGCGACGCCATCAACGAAATCGCTGAGATTCCCAACAACGTCACCACGACGGTCACGAGAGAAGTCGAATACCAGGAGAACCCGTCCGGACGGGACACGGGGGCGGAAGGCCCCGGCGACAGCGACGACGATGATGACCACGACACCGACGTGTCGCCGCCGACGAATTACGACCCGGGCGGTGACGATGACGACGGTCCTGCACGCGGTTCCGAAGACGACGGGTCGACTGGCTTCGTCGGCCTCGCCCGCGGAGGATACGTCACCGGCGCCACAGCGGCCTTCGTCGGCGAAGGAACCGACGACGAGTTCGTCACGCCACACTCGACCATGGAGCGGATCCTCCGAGACGTCGCTCGCGAAGCGATGAGTGCAGGCGGTGGGGGCGGTGACACCTACCACTTCGACATCGACGTCGACGGCAGCGACATGAGCGAGCGGGAACTCATCCAAGCAGTCAAGGACGAGTTCAAACAGGATCTCAAGCGGCAACTCGGGCGGCCCTGACAGCGCTTTTCCATGACCTTCAGATACGGCTACGTCAGACACGGGTACCACCGGTACGGCAAGGGCGACCCGGTGTACCGCGGGCACGATTCACCGTGGTACGTCACGCTCGCCCCGACGCTTGGCGCGAACGTCCGCGCGGACGGACTCAGCGCCGAGGGGAGTCCGTCACCCATCCGCCCAGGGCAGACGGTCACGTACACGCTCGCGTTCATGCCCCAGCGCGGCCGTGGCTTCGGCGCGAACGAACACGTCGACCGCTACCGCCGGGCGCGGTCGTTGCTGATCCGCGCGGACGACGTCGTCACCTACGGAGAGGTGCCCGGCGACGAGGTCCGCTATCGCGAGCAGCACGACGCGCCGGGCGGGACGCAGCTCGTCCGCATCGGGCCGCTCGATGCACAGTCGAACGCCAGCGCGCCAGCCGGCGCACCCCCACCCGGACGGGACTCCATCCACGAGCCACGATGGGCGGTCGTCACGGGCGGTGGGACGGAGACGAGTCGGCCGGAGAAGGGCGCGCTCCTGCAACTGCAGACGGTCACCATCGCCCCTGCCAGCGACTTCCCGAAGCGGTCGGCGCTGCGGGCGGCGCGTGAGGTCAATAGCATCTAACACAGATCATGGTCAGCTACACGATTGAAGACGCGGATGGTGGTGCCGCCCTCGACGAGAACATGCAGCAGTATCGCGGCGATGGCTACGGCGTCGTCGACCCAGAAGGCGGCGACTTGGAGGTGACAATCGATAGCGGCACCCTCGGCGGGGCGAGCACGCTGTCGGTCGCCGCAGGAGATGCGTACACCGCCGGGACGACGCATTCGGTCAGTAGCCAGTCGGTCAGCATCAGCGGCGCCAACCCGACCGACCCACGTCGGGACGTCGTCTACGTCGATTCGTCGGGCAACATCCAAGTCGAAGACGGGACGCCTGAGGCACGCGACCCGGAAGAGGGCTCGCTCTCTCGATTCGAGCACTTCCGTCCGGCCCCCGCAGACCTGGCGTCGACGCCCGCGGTCGTCCTCGCCGAGGTGTGGGTGCCCGCAGGGGTGGCCACAATCAGCGGCGCGGACCTCCGGGACCGCCGGACGCGTGCGCTCGACGTCGACAGCCTCGTCGACGACGTCGCCACCCAGTCGGACCTTCACACGAGGTACACCAACGAGGAGGCTCGCGACGCCGCGGGCGCGATGGCGACCGACGGCCTCGTCTACGACGACGCGAACGACGAACTCGGCTTGAACGTCGTCGCAAGCGGCCCCGAGACGCTGTCGAGCGGTGAGTTCCTCGTCGACCTCGGCGAACCAGTGACGAACGGGGCTGGATACAGCATCTTCTTCGGTGACTCCGACGGTGCGAAAGTGGCCGGCGAGAAGACCGAAACCGGTGGGAACCACGCCATCAACATCGTCGAGACGTCCACGAGCGTCGACAATCCAACCGTCGAGTTCTGGATCGTGAGGTTCGGCTGATGCCACAGCGACTCAACGCCGACGACGGGGCGGGGGCCCAACCCATCAACTCGCTGTTCCGCCTCGGTGAGGGGTACGGCTGGCTCGAGGGCGGCGGCGTCACCATCGCGAGCTCGAGCACGAGCATCGACGTTCGCGTCGACAGCGGGACCGTCCGCGTCGATGGGTCCCTCGTCGAGTTCAGCCAGGCGACGCTGACGCTGCCCGACGGGGCGCCGGACAACCCTCGTCGAGACCTCGTGTATGTCGACTACCGTGGCGACGTCGGGTTCATCCAGGGCGAGCCCGCCGCCACAGTGACGGAACTGTCGCCGACCGACCGGTTTCAGAACCCCGTCCCGGTCCCGCCCGCGGCGACAGCGCTCGACGGTGTCCCACTGGCGGAGGTGTGGATCCCGACCGGCGAGACGGCGAGCGACAATCTCACTCCTCGCGACGTCAACGACCTCCGCATCGCCGACGTCGGCGGCTTCGGCATCGTTCCTGTCCTCTCCGCAGACCCGCCCGAAGAGGACCTCACCCAGACGCGGCTGTGGCGCAACGACAGCGTCGGCGAGTTCCGCGCGTACGCGGCCGACGCAGACCAGATCGTCTCTTTCTCAACGACGGTCGAGACGAGCTTCTCGGGGCCGACGACACGGCTCATCGAGGACTTCGAGGACTCCATCAAGGGCAACTGGCGTGGTGGGGATTCGACGTACACCTACAACACGCCCGCGTTCGAGGGCAGCGCCGCGGCGTACTGGAGCGAGTCGTCTCGGGCGACGGAGTACTCGCTGCAGGGTGACGGCCTACCGTACTACCCCGAATCCGGGGACACGGTCGCGATGGCGATTTACGCCGAATCAGGGAACGACAACATCGACCTCGGCTTCGGGAAGGACGTCGATGACTACTCCGGCGACAATCGCATCCGCGTCGACGTCGGGAACGACTCGGTGCAGCTGCTCTCGACGGACGCCGACAACACCGAGCGCCAGCTCGGGTCGGCCAGTCCATCACTGTCGCTCGATACGTGGTACATCATCGAAGCCGACTACGACGGCGGCGGGACGGGCGTGCACCCGACGCGGATCTACTCGACCACGACTGGGAGCGACCCAGGGCAGCGGGACACCGAACTCGCCGCGATCAGCTCGCCGACGAGCGACGAGACGCACCAAGGCCGCGGGCTCGCCCTCGAGATTGTCGGCCCGGGGCGACTCGACTACCTCCACGCGCTGTCATAAATGCCCAACTCCGACCTGACGTTCACCTACGGCGGGACACGCCCGGCGACGTACGGCCGGACGCTCCCGGGCGCGTACGGGCCGTTTCCGACCGCGCAGTACCGGCTTCGACTGACGGCCCCGAACGGCCGTCGGATCTTCACGACGGCGCTGATCAGCATCGAGGCGACGCTGGAACATTCGGCCGTCTCGACGCTCACGGCCGAAGTGCCGCCGTTCGACGGTCTCTCGGACTTCCTGCTCGGCGACGCCGTGTTGGAGTTCCGTGGCGAGCGACTGTTCGGCGGGACCATCGTCATACTTCCCGGCCCCACGACCGCCGAGACCGGGACAGTCGATATCCACGGCCCAGCGCGGACGCTCACCCGCGGGGCCATCAGCGTCGGTCCGTTCGGCGGCGACGCGTACGAGGCGATTGCGAGCGTGTGGGGCGACTACACGCCGTTCGACGCGACGGTCATCACACCGAACTCACCGACGTCGCTCTCGGACTTCTCGACCGAGGGGACGCCGATGGAGGTCCTGCGCGAACTGCACGACCTCGCCGGGATGCGCTTCACCGTCCAGCACCAGCAGCAAGGTCCGCGTGTCGAGTCGTACGTCCCCAGCGAGAACACGAAACCCGCCCCGTGGACCGGCCTGACGTGGGACTCCGACCTCGACGCCACCGAGTACGGTAACGCGGTCGAAGTGTACGGCGGGACGAAAAGCGGTGGGGGCCGAGCGTTCGCACGGGCCGAAGACACAGCCGAGATCGACGACGTGGGCGAGGAGCCCATCCGCATCGACGATTCGTCGCTGACGACCGACGCGGACTGTCAGGCCCGCGCTGATGCCGCACTCGCGGACTACCTCGGTAACGACGAACTCTCCGGCCGCGTCGACGCCACGCCGGCCGTCGTGCTCCCGGGGTATCACTACGACATCCCCGAGTTCGAGATGGATGGGGCGGTCCCAACGCTCCCCGTCGAACAGACGACGCTCACCGAATCACAGGGCGACGCCCGGACGACGGTGAGCATCAACGACAGCGGACGCGGGGCGGTCGACATCCTCGCCGCGCTGCAGCGACAGGCGGCGCGACTCAACCAACCATAATGCTCTGGAATCCAGTCCGACAGACGCCGGTGACGACCGTCACCATCGACTCGTTCGAAGACCAGGACCTCGCCGAGTACACCAACGTCGACGGGGGTGACTGGACGTTCGTCACGTCGCCAGTGCGGAACGGAACGTTCGCCGCACAGATCGATGGTTTCAACGAGATCTACTCACTGCCCGGCGACGGACTGCCGGCCTACTACGGCCGTGGCAACGGGACGCTTCGCGTCTCCGTGCGCTCGGACGGGAACGCGTCACCGACCGCCATCCCGTGGTTTCGGTTCGGCGCAGCGGATAACGCCAACAGCTACTACGTTCGGCTGGACTTCTCGACCGGCGACGTCGGCTTGAACAAGGAGGTCACCGGTTCGACCTCAACCATCGCGAACACGTCGATCACGGTCTCGGATGGTGAATGGTACGAGTACGAAATCATCTGGGACGACGGCACACTCGGGGGCTCGGTGGGGGACCTCACGCTCACTGTGACGCGTGTCTCGGATGCGACCGAACTGACCACGCTGACCAGCAACGACACCGACGCCGCGCTCGAATCGAACGAGGGCATCGGCTTCGTCGGCCAGCAGTTTGCGTCTGGCGAGGCGGTCACGTGGGACGCCATCACCAAGGAGTGAGAGACATGCCAACAGAATGGATTCTGGTCCCGGTCGTCGGCACCGGGACAGGCGCGTCCGAAGCCTCGCCGGACGACCCACGTCGAGCGAAGTTCTCTGACGGGTCACCGTTGCGGTTCTGCGGCCACATCGTCACCACATCCGGTCCGACGGCGGACGTCTGGGTCGGGACCGTGACCGGCACACAGGCCGAGCTCGACGCCCTCACCGCGGAGGCGGCAGTCACCACGCTGGCGTCCACGGACGCGTTCGACCAGGTCCGCGACCTCTCGGACGTGTCGGACTCGGCGACGCTTGACTCGTTCCTGCCGCCGTAACGATCGCTCAACACACGATGACGCCCGTCGGGGCCGAGCGCCAGACCCGGCACTGACACCACACGTACCACAGCTATGGCTCCAGGCACAATCGTTCGCTACACCGGACAAGGCGGCGGGTTCAGATGGGATCTGTACGACATCGATGTCGACAGCGCCAGCCCGCTCGAAGTAGTCGCGCCGGACGTCGCCGACCTCGTCGACGGCGATCCATCCATCCCGCTTGAGAAGTACCCCGAAGGCGACGTCAACCTCGACCTCTCACCCGTCGACGGACTCGCGATCGCGCCCGAATCGGTCCACGCCGACGGCGACATCACGACCGACGGCTCGGTGGGGCCCCCGAATAACCCAATCGAGACAGCTGTCGAACGACTCTACACCCAAGCCCGAGGACCAACGGCTGTCGTCCATCAAGAGGAGGGGACGTGGTACGCGTCAGGTCCCAGTGACGAGATCGACTCGGGAGCAAACGCTGTTACAGTCGCACAATCCGCGTACGATCACCTTGCGAACAACTACAGCGCTGCACTACTCGCATTGCAGGGGACGCTTGATTTCGACAACCACCTCGATATGTGGCAGTCTCGGATCGGCGTCTGCCTCACTGGAGAGATCATTCCAAAGGAGTCTTACACGGGGTATCTCGTGCGGAGCCGTATGCGGGACGGGGCCACGATTGAAGGCCCTGACTCGCGTATCTTCAACCTCAACCTTTGGGGCAGTGGTACCATCGACGGGCAAAGACAGGCCAAAGGGGTCGAACTGAACGACCTCAACCTCTCACACATCGGTCCGCTGCACGTCCGCAAAACCGATGGGCCTGGGATGCGCGTTGCAGACGGCGTCATCGAGAGCCAATTCGAGCATATCCGCCTATCCGACGACTGCGGAAATGCCAGCGATCCCGCACTCCTCATCAAGCCCCGCAACGCGAGCCGCTCGGCCTATCCTGACTTCGACATTCCTGTCAACAATATTTCCTGGGACAACCTTCATATCCATTATCCGTGGGATGATGCGATAATTATCGACTCTGATCCAGTCACGGGAGGAACAGATGCTCGGCAGATGTTTTTCGACAGCATCTCGCTCCACGCAAAAGGCCCGCGGACGACGAAACCACTCGTCTCAATCCCACAAGCCATCAGTATCAAGTTCGACTCGGGCACCATTCGCGGCGGGGACGAAGACGGGAGAATATTCAAGCTCGGAGACTTGGGGAGTAATTCAACCGCTGGCGACATCAGATTCAGCGGGATAACGTTCGGAACTGACAACTTGAACGCTACAGCGATTCACATGGAAAATGTGAACCAGGACGAGATGATTGGCATCTCTAACTGCCAGTTCCGAGGCGTGCGTCCCGTTGACTGGGGGGCGCAGACGCAGAAAAAGGTCGGCTGGAGCGCCAACCATGTTGTTTCCCCGCCTACTCCCGTTTTCCTGGGGCAACCCCCACGCGCGGGTGGTCCTTATCCGCTTGAAGAGCCAGTGCGTCCGATTAAGGGCTATTTCGACAATTTCGACGGAGAGGTGCTTCACCCTCGCGTGTCGGGAACGGCGAGTGTCAAATCGGGAACCGATGATTCAAAAACGCTGGCGGCGAATCTCAATTGGTTCGAGGATAGCGGCTCTCCCTCTCTCGGTGGCGGCGCGTTGACTTTGCCTGCGGGTAACTCAACCCGCCAAGCGGTATTTCGCACCCATGCGATTCCCGCAGGCGGGTTTCGGTATCAGATTTCGGCACAGTCAACCCCGTCGAGTGGGTCGCTCTACCTCCGTTTTCTGGTCGAAACACGCGCCACGGACGACCTCTTTATGGAGCTCGACGCGGCGGGGGGCGCGTTTCTGAAAAAGACGGACGGGGGGTCTGAATCGACTCTCGTCTCAGGGGCTTGGGCGGCTGATACGGGGTCCTATTTCGTCCAGACCAATCGCAATCCAGGCGGGTCGTTTGATTTTCGGGTCGATTTCAGCGCGCAAGGCTCTGTGACAGATAGTTATCTCCCTGCGTTCGACCGTATGATTCTCGACAACACGATGGATGTTGCAGTCGATATTACGCAAGTTCAGTGTTGGTGAGTACCGCGCATTCGGGATAGGTACCGATTGCGCCCGCGATATTTTTTACATACATTACTACAGTAGTTCAGACACTGACCACTTCAGCAAGTCGATGATAGAAGATAGGTTTCTAATACTATACCTAAGATATGGAGCATTATCGATTAGAAATCCAAGAAGTTGAAACCCAAGAATTTGTTGCAGTTGTCTATCTCGTCTAGTGAGTATTTTATGCGCGATTATATTCAAATCGTTCTCAACTGAATGGATGCTGCCTTCTGTTTCATTTTTCAGGTGTGAAGCTATGCTATTGATTATTTTCGCTCTGTTTGTCTCCTCGTAGGAAATATCGACATTCCCAAACCCACTGAACCTCGCATCTTTAATCACCGGTGCGGCCCGGCCTCTGATTTCAAGAGCAGGATCACCAAAAAACTCACCTCCCTCAATAAGTGGCTCTGCCCGATCGGAAACACGTAATCCTGGACCCATAGTAATACATTTCGACATCTATCAATATGTTTTCTTTGCCCGTCGAGCGCCGCCCGGTTCGGTATCAAATTGGAGTCGACGAGAACCCGCTCGGTCTGGACGAACAACACCGGGCTTCCCTGAATTTCTCGACGCTACTGCGCTACTCTCGGAGGGAATGATGGACAATAATCAGCAACTATGCTCATTCATGATGAACTCATTGCGTTCGCTATGGACCCTCCGGGCGAGTGGGCACTGCATGAAATGCGTGAGGTAGTCCGTCTCTCACATGAGATCGGGCTGCTTACTGACGAGGGCGTCGGCGAGGCCTTGGCCGCTCTCGAGGCTGGCGATACAGACATCCCGTTGGCTCTCATCCGGGCAGGGAAAGCCCGCGACGACGGGTGATGGTGTCTATTCTCGCGGTGGCGTGAATGTCACATACAGAAACAGCTAAGATAGCGTCACACCTGTCTACAACTGACTGGTAGCGCGGTGCCCACCGTGGGCGACTTGTAGCCCCCCTCGCTTCGAGGGGATTTCAGAACACGTCCGAGCTGCGGTCTTCGGTTTCCAACAATCGGTCGAGCGTTACTGCACCTTGTGAAAGTCAGTATTCAGGCGCTTCATCAGTGATGGTTTTACGCGTTGGAAAATGGGGGCGAGGAGAAAAGCAGCAGCAACAGGAAGGAAGATCGCCAACAGTGTCCGGTCGCCAAACGAGGCGTTGAACAGCATGATATACGTGAGCATGCCTAACGCGGTGATGATGAGTAGCTCCAAGCCAGTCCCCAGGTACACCGCGAGCCCCCGGAATCGTGCCATATTGTGAGTGCCGTTGTAACCGCAGATACTTGGGCGTTACTTGTGTTATTTATAATTATGTATACGAGAGTTAAATTCTGATATCCGACTACTCATTACATGTCACCACATTACAAATTTCTGGCTTGACCCGCCCGCCATTTCAGTACGTTGCCGCCAAATTCACCGTCTATGAACTGATTAGTATCTTCTTCCCAGGGTGTATGTTTTTAATCGGCTTGGCCCCACTTTTGCCGAATACGATCCCTGTTGCGTCTACTGCACTAGTCGTATTTTTGCTCATCGCAGGGTTCGTCGTGGGGCAGGGGATCCACAGTGTCTCGAAAGCGATTGAAGAACTGTTTGGCATCCCAAACCACCGAGCCGTGGTGATCGGCGAACTCGCTTTTCCGACGATCATGCCGTTTGAGACTATCGAGCGTTTTTATGAGGAGTGCCACCTGCTATTCAAGGACCGCGGGCTGCCAGACCTGATCCGAGCGGTTGACCGAGAGGCCCAGTTCGAGACAGACACTGAATACCGGGAACTGATCGATTACAACGCCGCGAAAACGCTTGAGCACCTCTCTGACGATGAGTCAGCACGAATCGTCACTATGTACTCCTATGTCAGATCTCATCTGCACATGTATGGCTCCGGCCGCGCCAGGTCATTTCAGGCCATCTACGCGATGTGTCGAAGTATGTGGGTTGTGTCTGGGAGTCTCGCTGGTGTGTATTTCATGTATGGAATCTTTAAAGCGAACAACGTCTTCACCGACCGCGGCGTCTACCCGTCTCACCTCGGAGGTGTGTCTATCCCTCCGTCCATCATCGTGTTAGGGAGCGTCGTCGTTGCGCTCAGTTCGTATGTCGTTTTCCGCGAGGCAATGATGTCCTACAAACGGAACTTTGCACGGTACTTCATCATCGACTTTCTCACGCTCCGGAACGCGGAGGTCGATTTCGTTCTCGAGGAGTTCTGATTCGGTTCGTTCTATCAGTTCCTACGTGTGGGGTGGAGAATTGTTTCGTCGTCCCTACTCGTTGACGGCTCCTTTTCACTTCGATAGCGGCGTGTGGACGCGGTCTCGTCTACACAACCCCTACTCCTGACGCCCGACAGCCACGGGTCTAACGTGTCGGATAGGCTACCGTGCCGGAATGGGTCCGTGTGAGACAGAAATCGGAGGCCGTCAAGCGGGCCACAACGCCGCCCGTTCGTCGAGGGGTTGTGTGGCCAGAAGTCGTGGGGGCGCTGATCTATTCGACGACGATTCCGAACGCCCCCGCGATCGTGATCCAGAGGCCAGTCCCGACGGCGCCAAGCACGCTTTGGCCGAGGAACTGGCCCATGGATAACGACTCCATGGTCAGAAACGTCCAGATGACCGCGAAGGGACCCCAGGCGACCCACCAGAGTGGATTCTCGATCATCTTACCACTCCCAGAACCCCTCGTCACTGAGGTCGTCGAACTCGAACCCCCAGCCACGGTCGAGCGCTCCCGCGCGGAGATCTCGTGCTTGCTCGCGTGAGTGACGCGTCTCCGGATGGGTCTCCTTCTCGACGACCGTCCGCTGCCCAGTCAGCGTGTTCAGTCGAATCTCGTCGGGACGGCGGTCGTTGATCAGTGGTGGGTCTGGACGCAGATCGGTGTGATCCGCGTGGGTGATCTCCGTGAAGGGATCGAACTCCGCGGCGAGGATATCGTCCTCGATCGCGGCATCGTGGGAGCTGTTGTTTCCGCGGCCTCCCAACAGTCTGTCAAGCATTGCAATAAGTCATTTGTTCGTGAAGGTAATAAAGGTCTAGCTTATTTGCCACGAAGAAAGGGTTAGCCTCGATTACTCTTTCACCGGTTTCGGACTCTCGGACGCCACGCTCGTAGGCCCCGTCTCAACCGAGCCGCTGCTCACGCCACGGGGACGACCCAACCGCAGGTACCGCGACGCTGATTGGCCCTATAATATAAGTTAGTTGATGTACCAAACGGTGCCATGTCAGCGGCATATTCGGTGATACCTGTCCTGCGGACGCCATCGGTATCACCAGGTGATCAAGTCAGGATCGACATCTACGTCAGCGGTGTGGGGTCCGTTCAGATGGGTAAAATTTATATTCTACATCCACACGAAGGCATCACCAGTGGCGATATTGAATTAAAAGTGGGATACGATTTGGATTCAAAGGGCAGAAAAATCAAATCCCACAAAAATTTTCCAGAAGAACACATGCGTATGAAATATTCTGGTCCAAGTGCTTATTTCGTGTTCGAGGACTACTTTTATGCCCCCGAACCAAGCGAAATGCAAGGTATATACCAACAGTTCAATAACCCCGCTGCAGCAGACTTTGCTAGGCGGGCATGTGAGGTGGCATGGGGTGACTTACCTCCAGCAAGAATCACATTTGACGTTTCAGAGGATGCCAGCCCTGGCAACTACGAAGTGTTTGTGACACATGCGTATAATAACAATATTGGATATTTGACTGACAGAAAATCGGTCGAGTTCCATATAAAAACGCCAGTCGAGGAATGGCAACCAACCTCAACCTACCTACGTAATGCAGGGGCAGTGGCAGCGGTCCTTTCACTGATCGTCGTTGCTGCAGGGACTGTTCTGGAGCAGGTCGTCATCAGCCTGCCCGCAGCTGCGGTATTCGGCCTTCTTGTAGCTGTGAGCATATTGATTTCAGCGGACATGTACCTCGACAAGGACGATTATTGGGAGGTTGAGAACTGAAGCCGCTGCACGCTACAACGACTCCATCAGTTCCTCGGTCTTCTCACGCTCCGCCGCAGCACGACGCACCTCCTGAATCCCGTCGACGTTGAGGTCGACGTACATCCCGTCGTCGTGGCGGTCCTTCGTGATGATCTTCCGGCGCTCTAACTCCGAGGCGGCCTTCGAGACGTCCGTCGTCGTCGACACGCCGAGACGCTCGGCGATGGTCTCGTACGAGACGGCCCCGCCCTCGGCGATGATCGACGCGATGACGCCGCGGACGTACCGCGGTGACGCCGCACACTCGGCCTTCGCGGTCTGGATCTCTTGCCGAACAGCGTCCAGCGCGAGGAACTCGTCGTAGTCCCCCAGCGGGGCGAACGCCTCACCCTCGCGCTCGCGTTCGCGAAGGCGCTCGTTCTCTTGTTCCAGTTCGTCGACGCGCTCCTGGAGGCGTTCGACACGCTCGTCGCCGCCGGGCTCAACGTGGCCTGTCTCGACGGTGGTCCCGAACAACTCACCCAGCGCGGCGATGTGATCGCCGGCCTGCTCGAACGCCGTTCGGAGTTCCTGAATCTCTGCATCGAGGTCGGTCACCCGCTCTTCGAGGCGCTGGGTCTCCTCCTGGAGCGTGTCGCGCTCTTCGACGACGTCCTCGAGCTCGGCCTGGAGGTCGTCACGTTCGGCTTTCAGTTCGTCGACGCGGCCCTGCAGGTCAGCGACACCCTCGCCGACATCGCGAGCGGCGCCGCCGTTGGCCCCACCGAGGTTCTCCAGCGCCGACGCCAGCCGGTCGGTGTCGGCGAGTTCCTGTTCGAGGTCCGCCTTTTGCTCGCGGAGCCGTTCGTTCTGTTCACGAAGGCGTTCGAGTTCGTCGGCGCGCTCGTCGCGACGCTCCCGTTCGGCTTCGACCTCCGACTGAATGGCCGCCAGAACGTCGGAGAGTTTATCGGGCGTTTCGGGGAGCTCGAACGACTCCTCGCGCGGATCCGGCGACCGGCGCTTCCGGACGGTCGTCGGCCCGACGAGGTCGCCGTCGGTGATCGCGGTGCCCCGGGCGAGAATCTCGCCGGTCGACAGCGCTGCGAGGTCGTCCTCGCTGCACCGGAGCGCGTCAGCCGTCCGGCCGATGTCCTCGTCGCCGGGTTTGTGGGCGATGAAGTCCTGCGCCAGCTGGATGACGCCGTTGTGGAGGAACGCCCGGCGCTGGTAGCCGACCACGACCGAGATGCCCTTATTCCCGCCCTCGGTCGCGACCTTGATCAGCTGCCCGCGGCAGCGCTTGACGTGGTCGTCCAGTTCGGGCTCGGGAGCGCTGTCCTTTGGCGCCATGTAGTGCGCCTCGTCGACGACCAGGAGGCTCTTCGTCCGATCGCCAGCGCGGTATTTCTCGTGGGCGCGGTCGTTCAGACTCCGGACCGCTCGGGCCGCGGCCTCGTGGATCCGACTGCCCTCCTGCTCGTAGTCGGCGTACGTCGACACGTCCAAGAGGACTTTCATCCCGCGGTCGAGCACCCACGACCCGACCTGGTCGAGGTCCTCCAAGCCCACAGCGAGGTCGACGCCCTCCTCCTCGCGAGCTCCCACCACGACGATCGCCTCGTCCTCCAGGCGGACCGGCGACAGTGCGCCGAGGCGCTCGATGATCAACGTCGGAATCGCGACGTCGGCGAGGTCCTCCAGGATGACCGCCAGCGTGTTCGACTTCCCCGTGCCACTCGTCCCCTCGACGGAGAGCCGGAAGTCCTGCGTCCTGACGGGGTCAAACGCGACCTCTCCGAGCGTGACGGTGCTGTTCGGTTCCTCGGCCATGAGCGCCTGTTCCGTCTCGGTGCTCATGAGTTCGCCCTCCCCGATGAATCCACCCAGAAGTCACCTCGCGGCCACACGCGCCGGCCATATCGGGCCTGTGGTGAACCCCGTTTCCCCTCCGACCGACGCGTCCCGCGGGGCTCCCTCTCCACGGCGGACGTAGGAGCCCGTGTGAATATAGGACAATACTGTCGGATAAATTCTGGTGTGGGAACCCTCATGGGTTCGTTCCTCCTTGTTCACCGTTCCGCAGCACGCCCTGGGGCAGCGTCTCGGGGTCGCCACCGGCTTCGGTGACCGCGTCGCCGAGGTGGGCCGGACAGCGGTACGTTGAGACCCCGTCGTCGCCGTCCCAGACGTAGTACCGGGCGTCCGCGTCGCACTCGTTGCACTGTCGCGGCGCGTTCAGGTCCCCGAGTTCGAGGACGAGGTCGACGCCCGGCGTGTCGAGGCGTTCAACCATTGGCGTTCTCTGACATGATAGGCGGGCCGAGAGGTTCATATCTCACCTGCGTCTCTCTCGTCGTGCCGGGGGAGCGGGGGGCGCCCTGCCTTCGTCGTTCAGTGTGCTTGGTTCCTGAAACTCGGCCCTCCCGTCCCGGCATCCACCATGTTCTGGAGCGGGTCATCAGTCGACCCACTCCGCACCGGTCAGGTTGATGATCGGCTCGCCGTCGTCGCGCCACCCGAGGAGTATCACGCCCACTTCCGCGCCGATATGCGACGCTTCCGCGGTCCGGTGTTCGATTCGGGTACCGCTGTCGGTTGCTCTCGTCGCCTCGACGTGGATGTACTTCTCGTCGTCGACGATCTCGGGCTTGGTCCGGAGCGTACCAGGGGTTGTGTCGTCAGTCATGGGTTCTCTGTGGTCTGTCGAATCGGCGTTCGCCTGCGTGCGGATGACGCCGTAGTTGTTCTCGTCTCGTTGATCGTCGTCTGAGGTCGTGGAGATTCGGGTCTTGTCGTTAGTCATAGCGCGATAGTCCACCCACAGACAGGGCACTCCAGATACCGGTCTGTCTGCTCGACGTCGACAGGACCGTGCGGCGTCTCTTGGACGTACCACTTACCAGTGTGGTGCGTCACACGGCGCATTCCGCGTCCCATCGGGTCCGTGTCGGCACACCCCTGCGGGCACGTGGTGTCGGTCTCTTCGAACTCGTGGCGAGAGCCTGTCGACGTGCTACTCATCGTCGGTCTCCTCGAAGAAGTGGCTCGGTGGTTCGCTGATGAAGTGATGCTTCGCGTCCGCGCGGTCGTCGAACGTTTCGTCGCAGGCACGACATCGGAAGTCAGGCATCGTCGTCGTCCTCGCACACGACCTCCCGAAGCTCCGCGAGAAGGTCTGGGTGATGTTCTTTGAGAACCTCGACATCCCGAGTTAGTTCGTCCTCGATTCTGCGTCGGATGCGTGACGTCGCTTGGTAACGACGGTCGCGGCCGTGTTCGCCAGCGACCTGCTCGCGCTCCGTTTCGGTAAGGAGCGCGCGAGTTTTCGCCATACGGCGCGGTTTTGTCTGCGACATTATGGGATTTGCTAACCTCCACGGATATGTACTGAGCGCATTTACTAATAGTTAGCGTATATTAGAACCTTAGCACAAATGCTAACCTTTATGATGTTAGCAAATATACTAAGAAGTACGAAGGAAGCGGCGACGGTCGCAGAACGCGGCCCGGTGCTGGAACACCGATGCCGCTTGCTTCGCGCAACCATGCAACGAAGCATCCGACAGTCCGCGTCCGCGGACCATGAACCCACCGGCACGAGCCTCATCGGCATCGACGCCGAGGGGTCCGAGCACAGATTCGACCATCAACGCAACGCGGTCCTGGTCATTCGCCCCGGCGAGGCCGACAACAGCACGTACGGCTGTGAATCGGTCGACGCGTGGGCCGAGAAGGTCGCCGACGCCTGTGGTTGGGACGATCTCCGCTACGGCGAGTCGCTGACGACCACGATTGACCGTGCCTTTCGAGGAGACGACGCATGAGCACCCAGTCCCGTAGCTTCCCGACCGCCGAGGCGACCCGCCGCCGCGCCTTCTACGGCTCGTTCGCCGTCGCGTTCGTCGGCGCGGCCGAGTGGGAGGTCGAGTCCCGTGCCTCGGGGACCGAGTACCGCGTCATGCTCCGCGACGGCCGCTTCGAGTGTGACTGCCCCTCGTACAACTACGACGTGATCCACGGTCCGCGCGACCACTGCAAGCACTCCCGCTGTGTCGCCGCGGTCGTCAACGACGAGGTCTGCCCGCACTGTACGATGCCCCGCTGCCGGCCGTCCTGTCCAAACCGGAGTGACTCCTGATGAATCCATTCGACGACCGATACTACGAGCCAACGAGTACCGACCTTCCCGACGGCTGCGTGTACTGCACTTCATGCGGGACTGTCTACATCTGGACGAAAGGTCGCGACTGTCCCACCTGCGCTCTCGCTGAAGCCATCGAACAACTGCAGGAGGACTCCCGATGACACTATACAGAGTCAAGACCGTCAACCCGGGCGCGAACAGCAAACAGACGACGTGGGTCCGCGCGACTTCGCGACGCGATGCCGAGCAGTTCATCCGTGAGCAGTACTCGCGGCACTACGTCGAGAGCGCGACTCCGTTCGAGACCGCGCCCGAAGATGCGACCGTCCACACGACCACGGCCGCGAAGACTGAGGACAGACGCCCGGAGCGCTCGGAGCCGGCGGACTTCGGCGGTGGCGAGTCGACCGGCGTGCAGGACCTCCTCGGTGGTGATGACGATGAGTGACGTTGAGAACTCGTTCCAGATCGGTGACCCTGTGATGGACGCCGCACAGGGCCGGCCGATGGTCGTGCTCGACGCGCCCGACGAGACGGTCGCCGATTGGTCGGATGCGAACGGCTACAACCTCACCTCGAACTACGCCAACAGCAAGTTCGGCTGCACCGACGACGAGCCCGTCGTCGAGTGTGTCTACGTTTCCGACGTTCGGTCGGAGCCGAGCAAGACCTATACCTTCCCAGTCAGCCGTATTCGGCTCATCGACGTCCATCACGCCGACGACGGCCGGCGGGTTGGGGCGCGAGCGGTTCGGGCGTTCCTCGTCGAGGCGTTCGTCGTCGCGACGGCCGAGGAGCGCGAGGCGCTGAAAGCCATCTGCGAGGCCGCGGGCTGGGCGTCGGTCAAGGACGAGGCGCTGGAGTTCGCGAAGGCCGCCGGAGAGGTGCCCGAGTATGTCTAAAAACGCCTACACCGTCGAGTACACCGACGTTTCGGGCGACCGCCGTCGTGTGGAGTTCGAACCTCGCGCTGGTGACCTCGGTCACCTTCGCATCGAGTCGGTGTACGAGCGCGGCCGTGGCACGTGGCGAGAGGTCGGCCGCGAGATCGTCTGTGATGTCGCTATCGACGGGGCGCAGGTGGTTGCATGAAGGTCTACGGCGTTCCCATCCCCGACTCGCCTATCGACCGCCTCTTCGCCGCCGAGGCGGTCCCCGAGTTCGCCATCGAGACCGACGACGGGATGGGATTCTGGTGCTCGACGTGCGAGGTCCTCGACGAGACGAAGGCACAGCTGTACCACGAGGACGCGGGCTGTCAGCACTACGGCGACCACGGCCGGCGCGTCTACGGCGAGGACCCGCCGTGGGGTGACTGGACCCTGTCCCCCTCGGCACTCGAAGATTCCAACGCCGTGCTCGTCATCGAAGCGGCCGTGAAGCGCTGTCCTCGCGGAATCCGTAACGGTGGTCACATGGGGGCGATGTGCCAGTGCGGGAACCAGGACGAGGACCTCGCGGAGGTCATCCACGACGCACCCTGTCCGCTTGCGCACGCTGACCACGGCGCGACGACGCGGACGATGCCCGGCGTTGATCTCGACCCCGAACTCGCGACCGACGGCGGCGAGCGGTAGCCGCGAACAGTCTCATTTTCCCCCGTAGCTTTACTTGTCAGTCATGTATAGCGTCGCCCATGTCCGATTCTGAGGCAACGCTGACACAACAGGTCAGCGGGATTGATCTGTTCGAGGACGAAGAACTACTCCACGATCTTCGGCCGTCGTGGGCCAACTGGTGGAAGAGTCTTGTGCTGTATAGTGTGCTCTCGCTGTTCACGCTCGGACTCACACTACCGTTCTTTGCGATCCCCTACCTGCAGCGCAAGAACACTCGCTACATCGTCACAAACGAACGCGTGGTCAAGCGGTCGGGGTTGTTCTCCACTTCGACGAGTGAGTACCGAATCACCGACATCCGTGAAATCCACACCGCTGCGTCGTGGGGCGAACGGATGATGAACGTAGGGACGGTCAGACTCTCGACAGACCCGCGGGACTCAAACCTAACACTTGGCGGAATCTCGGATCACAACGACGTCGCGAGGTCAATTCGGTCAGCACAACGCTGAGGCGGCGACTCCTTTCACAACGCGTTCGTCGTCAAGAATACCTGATGAGACTGTGCGTTCCGGGGGTGCCACGACGTCCCGAGCCACTGGACCTCGAATCGCCACGATTCGCCACTCGGGAGATCGGTGATGTTCGTGTAGTTCGAACCGAGAACCACGTTCTCGGAAGCCATGAACAAGACGGTCGCTTCGAGGTAGCTCAGTGGCCCCGGTCGGTTGTTGGTCGCACTCCCCGTCACGAACGTCTCACGCTCGGTGATCTCCAGCTGCGACTCGTCGAGGCTGACGTCGTCGGGGTTCGTCTGTGGCCCCACCGCGTTGAACTCACCGAACACCTCCGTCCGAGCGACCTGCGAGGCGTCGCCAAGCACAGGTACCACGGCCTGCCATGTCGCCCCGCCCGGAAGCGCGGCCAGATATGCCCGTTCGGTCGTGACGACCTCGTCCGCGTCGTTGTAAAACCGTGCCCGAAGCTCGATCTGCCCGCTCATCGCGTCGGCTTCGTTGATGACGGTCGCTGCGGCGTAGGTCGTCGTCGAGAACTCACCCTCCTCGCGTTCGAGCGACTGCGCCGTGATCGTGATCTGGGCTTCGCCGGCCGGGGTCGGGGTCCCAGTCGGTGTTGGTTCCGGGGTTTCAGTGGCCGTCGGTTCTGGTGTCGCCGTCTGTGTCGACTGTGAGCCACCGCTGTTTTGGTTCGATCCCCCGTCAGCTGCGGGCTCTGGTGTCGCCTCCGTTTCGACGTCCTCGCTTGCCGAACACCCCGCCACACCCGTCGCCCCACACATGACGAGAAACTGTCGCCGGTTCATGACAACAAACGATGTTTTCGGTGTGACGTAAGTGTTCGGTCGAGGCTTAACCAACATCGCCGCCTTATCTACACGTCGTGTTGGTTAAGACCAAGGAACCCGGTCCACTTTCACTTTCACTTTCCTCACGAGGCTCCTGATTATACGCCGACACACCATCGGAACAATCCGCAATGCCAGACGGTGTGGAACCAACGATTGTCGTCGACCTTGATGATGAGACCCAACGACGGGCGTTCCGCTGTCCACGCGGCCACGCCAACTGGGAGCCCGTGAATCATCACTGGTGGTGTGAGTCCTGTGCCCGGCGCTGGAGCGTCGACGCCGAGTTCTCGCTCCTGGTCGACCACCGAGATCGGCAGCAGTACCGCAGAGAAGAGGTGTCGCTCGTCTACGGCGACGGCGAGCCGTACAAGGAGGCCGCCAGTGACTGAGTCAGTCAGCCGTCTGCGTCAGCGCGTTCGGATTTCCCTCTTCCGCCCCCTTACGTTCGTCAAGATATTCATGAATGAGTTCGCGGAGCAATTCAGACATATCCATATCCTGCTCAGCGGCAGCTACTCGAAAATCCCGTTTCACATCTTGGGTTACGCTTGTCTGAATCCTCTTGTCACGCTTCATGCTGGACTGTGGTGCATTGCATCACATAACGATTGCCCCAATGGGGTAACCAAATATGTCGTGATACCACCCAGCGGGGGTGTTCATATTTGCTGAAATGCCCCACTGCACCAGTACACCAACACTTATTGTGGTGCATTGCATCAGTGAGGTGTGATGCATGAAGTATGACGATCAGATTACCACGCGTGTCGACAGCGACACGACCGAACGCGTGGAGAAGTTAGCCAACGATTGCGGCGTGAAAAAGAGCGCCCTCATACGGCAATTGCTCCAGACAGGCCTAGAGGTGGCCGAAAAGCAGGGCGTTTCAGAACTGGCCGCAATCGATTCAGAACCAAAACAACCCGCTGACTAGCCGAAGCTCGGTCCCGGGGCCCTGAGCCTAACCAGTTCCCGGGAGCGAGTGGCTGGCTTCGCAAGATACACTAATGGAACCCAACGAAGCCGCCGGAGGAGAGAACCTCCGGCACGAAGAAGGCACCGAAGACGACGACTACGACGCGGAAAAGGCTATCCACACCGAGTGGACGCTGAACTGCCTCGACTGCGAGTTCACCGACGACATCACCGTCGAGGGCCACCCCCACGGGGGTCCCCCGAAGGAGGTCGAGCACGCCGTCGGGCGACACAAACACACGACGGACGTCTCGCACATCGTCCGCGTCGCCGGACGGCGCGTCAGCCGCGACGACACCATCGACCCGACGCTCGTCACTGACGGCGGCCAGTCCACCTGCCGCGGCTGCCACCAGCCGCTCGCCCGCGAGGATATGCGCCGCGTCGACGGCGAGTGGTTCCACCACGAGTGCACGCCCGACGACCGTGCGCACGACCTGGAGTTCCGGACCGACGGTGGCGTCACCCGTCCACGCCCCAGCGAGTGGCCGTACGAAGCGGTCGTTCACGGGGCCGACCTTCGGCGTGACTGTCTGGCGCTCACGGCGAACGGAAAGCCCTGTTCGTACCAGGCGTACTCGGGTGAACACCTCTGTAGCACGCACCAGAACGCGAGCGACCCCGACGTCGTCGCCGGCGCTCACCAGTGGGCCCGCGTCACCGATGACGGTCGCACGGTCGCCGTCTGCGTCAACTGCGAAGAGGTCTGGGAGGGTGGAGCGCCTGCCATCGCCGTCGAGTGTCCCATCTGCGGCCGGGGTGTCGGTGAGCGCTGTCGCATCGAGCGGTCGGGGTCGGCTGGGGCGAACGCGCCGATTCCGCCCCACCCGGAGCGCCGACGCCGGGGGTGCGAGGCCGTCGACGGGTACACGACGTGCAGAGCCGCCCCCGATGTCGATGTCGACGACGAGCAGAAGCAACTCGTCACCGACGGTGGGCAGGTCCCCCACGGCCAACTCCGCGAGGAGTTGACCGCGTTCCAGCGGGACACGCTGTACGTTCTCGCCCGCGACGGAGCTCAGTACGGTCTCGCCATCAAGCGGGCGCTCGAAGACCTCTACGGGCTCGACGGCACTGCGAACGACGAAGTCCATCACGGGCGACTCTACCCGAATCTGCGTGAACTCGAAGACCGCGGTCTTCTGGAGGTCGGGACGCTCGACAAGCGGACGAACGAGTACGACCTATCCGAGGCCGGGCAGCAGTTCGTCCGCGAACTCGCACAGACCTGGGTCGGCGCGACCGACCGCATCGACCGCACCGACCAGGACGTAATAGACCAGGCGGTCAGACACGCGGGAGGTGACCGGTGATGGCACTCCGGCCGGTCTTCGATACGCCCCTCTCGTACCAGGCCCGGTGTGGGGGCTGTGACGCCCTCATCGGGATGTCGAACAACTACTGCGGGCAGTGCGGTGTCGAGATCGACTGGCCCGTGGACGAGGAGACGGGCGACGTCCCGCGGCACCTGCTCACGGGAGGCGACCGATGACTGTCCACGAGTACAACGAGCCCGAGGTCACGGCCACCGACGGCCTCCGCGGGCCCAACGACGAGTACTACTACTGCGACATCTGCTCGACCGAGTTCGAGACGCTCGTCGCTCTCATCGAACACCCCTGTGCGGTCTACCAGGACACGCCCGCGGACCACTACGTCACCCAGGACGCCTACGAGAACGGGGCGCAGCTGGTGACCGACGGCGGGCGACCCGTCCACCGTGCGGACTGCCGCGACTGTGCGTGGTCCTACAGCGACACCGACCAAGTCGACGTCTCGGACGAACTGGAGCGTCACGCCCGGAAGGAACAACACGACGTCCGGTTTACGCGTGCCGTCGCGACCGACGGCGGAAGGGTCCGTCATCCCGGCGGCGGCATCGAGACGCTCGCCGGCGTCGGTGACCAACACCCTCCCGAATGCGTGGCCGGACGGCCGGACTGCCCGGGCGTCGGCGCACCGGGTGACGACCTGCCCTGTCTGCAGTGCCTAAGCGAGGGAGGTGAGCCGTGATGCCTGGGCCTCGGTGGTGGTGGGTCGAGCGCGGCGTCATCCTCCCCGGCGAGGGCGACGTGGTCGCTCGCGACGTCGACCGGCGAGGTGAGCGGCGATGAGTGAGTCCGACCACTCTGCGTGGGACGCCATCGTCGACCGCGCGATGCAGCAGGGCGACCGCGGGGAGGTCCGGTGGTCCCAGACCGTCGCGGGCACCCCCTGCCTCACCGACGACCACGGCTGGGTGTCCGCGCCGCACCCGCTCGACCTCGGGAGGTGGCGGTAGATGCGCCGGCTCGCCGTCGACGTCGTCCTCGCGGCCGTTGCGTCTGTCTACGGTGTGTGGGTCCTCCAGACGTCACACGCCGTGCCACCCTACGGGGCGAACGCGGGGGCGGCGCTGTTCGTTCTCCTTGGCCTCGTCGCCATCCACCAGGCGCGCGTCGTTCACGGAGGTGCCGAGTGATGCCGGCCTCGGAAGCCGACCGCGTCGACGCGGCCGTCGAGGACGCGCTCAAGTCCATCGAAGCCGGCGACCTCCGCCTCGTCGCGGTCAACTGGGCCGCTGAGAACCACGACGTCGAGCATCGTCGTGAGGACATCCACGAGCGAGTGCTGGAGGTGACTGACGATGATGAGTAAGCAGACGAACTGCACGGGAGGGTGCAGTTCGACGTGGGAGGTCCCCGCGAAACGGGGGGCGTCTGCGGGACCCCGACAGCTTACTCAGGGGGTTGAAGGGAAAACATTCCGCCTAATCGTTAAGGTACCCCGGACGCCCGGCCGTCCAGATGGCGGGGGTGTCGCGGCATGATCGGCCGGGGGCCCGACGGGAATATCCACACCTGGCGCTGTTCGGCGCGAGAGCACTACCGCCTCGGCGGGCGAGGGCTGTTGTGCTGGCTCCGCGCTGGCTGGGGAATCCTTCCACGACGATTGCGGGCGGTACTGGGCGCCTGCGCCCTCGTCATGCTAGCGTTCGGCCTCGGCGCACTCACGACCGTCCTCGTCTGGTGGCTGTACCAGGGGGTGGTCTGAGTGAGCAATCCGTTCCACGACTCGCTCGCCCAGTTCCGCGGGCGATACGTCCGGGCGGTCGGGACGAACGGCGAGGCCTACGAGGGCTGGGTCGAGCGCATCCACTACCACGACCGCCACGTCGTGCTTCGGGACGCCACACGGCTCGACGACGGGGCCGACGTCGGGCGAGTGATGGTCGCCCACGCCGACGAGCTCGTGGTCGTCGACCCCGAGACCTGGATCGAGCGTGTGGCGCTCGAGGCGATCGACCCGTCACCGTATCACGCTGCGGCGTTCGACGTCGCCCAGAACCGCGGGTACATCAACCAGGTCCGCGACCGCGGCTTCGTCGGCTCGTTCCCGGTCGTCCGGCCGCTCGCCGAGGGCGGGTACGAGGTCGTCGACGGGCACAAGCGCCTGTGGGTCGCTCGCGAGGCCGGCTTGGACAGTCATCCGGTCGAGGTCGTCGACGTCGACGACTGGACGGCCGCCGAGCGCTTCGTCGTCGATCACCTCCCGACCGCCGACCACTTGGCCGGCGGCATCCCGGATGGACTGTACGACCTCGAGACCGCCGCCGAGGCCGTCCGCCGGCTCCAGGACCGCTGGGGCTCTCGGGCGACGGGCCTCCCTCGCGTTGGTGCGGTCCTCGCCGAGACAGCTGACGGAGCGGGCGATGAAGGCGGGCCGCCTCGGGCAGCCCGGTTCGACGAGGCACAGCTCGACACAGCTGTCACGGAACGTCCAGGCACCGTCCGGCGGATGAAACAGCACTCCGCCGACGAAGCCGAGCCCCCGACACCGGCCGCCTTCGAGGACGTCGAGAGTGCTGTCGAGAAGGCACCGAACACCGTCCTTCCGGTGGGAGAGTCGCTGCACGTCTGCGGACACCAGGACTGTGACTTCGAGACCACGTCGAGACGAGGGTTATCGATCCATCAGGCTCGTTCGCACAGCGAAGCGGACGGTGACGACACCGAGCTGCCCCTCGAAGAACGGATCGGGGCTCTCCTCGAAGAACACGGCGAGCTCCCGGGTCGGGAGATCCAGGCTCGCCTGGAGGCATCAGGGTACTGCTGGAAGGTCATCTCGGCCATGCGGGACGACGGACGACTCGAAACCCGACCGGATCCTGAAGACGGCCGCCGCGACCTGTACCGCCTCGCGGACCAGAGCGAGGATCCCGTCCCGACGCCGGCGACGGTCACCGATGGCGGAGCGATCTCGGCGATCACTGAGGCACCCGACACGATCACGCCGGTCGCCCCCGCCGCACCCGACGGCCCTGGGCAGGCCGTCGAACAGCCGCCCCGACCGAGGCCGGAGTGGAGCGACTACTCCGCCGAGAGTGGGACGGGGCGGGTCTGCGGGAACTGCGGGCATCACCTGACGAAGGAGTTCATCAAGGTGTTCGAGAGCGACGAGAGCGCGGCTCGTTGCTGCCCGAACTGTGATGACCTGATTCGTGAGGGCGATGGCACCGTTCGCGAGAAGCGCTGGAAAGCGAGGGACGAGTAACGATGTCTACTGACAAGTTTGTTTCAGACGAACTGACGGATGAACTGACCCCCGATGAGCAGGCTCTGTTCGAGCGGATTCAGTCATACACTGACGACGAGCGGGTGCACCGACTCTGCGAAATCGTGCTTCAGTCTTCGACCGAGAGCGAGGAGGCGAACTCATGAAGCTCCTCCTGATCCATCGAGTTCGGCTTCTCTCGGAGCGTCCGACGGGCTCTGAGGAAGTCCCTGGCTTCGTCAGGATCGCCGGCTTCGGCCGCCTGGTCATCCAAGAGGAGACTGACGCGGTCGAGAAGTTCCTTCGTCTCCAGGTTGAGCGACTGGTTGCAGTGGATGCAGAAGTCACGCTTTCGCGGCGTGTCTTTCTCGCACCGCGGACAGGTGACCGGAGCGACTTCTTCGACCTGCTCCTCCGCGATGTCGAGACCGTGCATCGCCGCGTACTGTTTCTCCTGTGTCTCGCCGGAGAACTTCGCAACGTAGCGGGAGATGACGGGCGAGCCGCGGGCTCGGCCCTGGCGGTCTTCGATGAACGCTTGGGACTTTTCGCGTGTCGCGAGCCAGTAGGCGTTCGACTTCCGGAAGTTCGTCGGCGTCACGGGTTTTTCGACGCCGGCGCGTTCGGCGGGCTCCCGGAACGACTGGAGGAATCGCTGGTAGCTGTATCGATCAGGAGCAGTCAGCTTCGTCCAGAGGTAGTCGTCGCGACTGTCTCCGGGGTGCTCGGAGAGCCACTGCTGGATGAACGGCACAGCGACGATGAGGTGGACGTCGTGCTCGCCCCGCTTCCCGTCGACGCGTACTTTCAACGAGTGTTCACCGTCGGAGAGGTCGCGACGACGGAGGTCGTAGAGTTCACCGCCGCGAAGGCCGGCCTCGAACTGCAACGCGATGAGCGCCTTGTCCCGGGGGTTTCGAGCCTGCTCGATCATGGGCTCAACGTCAGCCTTCAGGTCGAGCATGTCCGCCTCGTCCGGCTCGGGGTCGTAGTCACGAGTGGTCTTCGTCGAGATCCAGTCGTGCGTGTCGGGGATCTCATCGTCACGCGTGACGTGCTTCGCGAAGAGTCGGAACGCGACGCGATAGTCGCGGTTCGTCTCCTGACTCCCCTCTTCGACGTCGTAGGTGTCGTGGATCCAGCGGACCACCAGCTTCGCGGCCTGCTCCGCCTGGTAGAACGTCTCCTCGTCATCGGGATCGCCCTCGAGCTCCGAGACCAGCGTCTCGTGGAGACAGGTGTCCGCGTGTTCGCTGATTCGGACGTTGTGGCGGAGGAGCTTCTCATGCCGATAGTGACCGTAGTCCTCGCGCCGGACTTTCAGTTCGTCGCTGAACTGCAGGAGGAGTTCCCGGTCCCGGTCGCACCCCCCACGGCCACCGTTTTGCAGCTTCCTACGGAGCGTATCGACGGACTGCTTGGGGGAGGTCAC